ATTTTTTTTTGCTCATTTTTGCTGTCTGAATCGTGTCTAAATTATGTCCGAATGCATAGGAGAATGTGTCTTTAGCTTTAGGGATTGTTTTTATTGCTACCACTTAAAATATAGGTGAGGTGATAAAGATGTACGGAAATTATTACAATCCTTATGGAGCTACACAGCAAATGCAACAGAGGTTAGCTAATCTGCAACAGCAACAACAACAAATGTATCAGCAACCAATGCCGACAATGATGCCACCTGCGCAGCCAAATGCTTATCAGCCTGTACAGCAAATCAAAGGCAGACCTGTTACAAGCATTGAAGAAGCACGAGCAGCGCAAGTTGACCTTGACGGAACGAGTACATATTTTCCTGCTCCTGCCGAAGGAAAAATTTATGAAAAGCTTATAGGCATGGACGGCTTGCCGATTTTTAGAGTTTATCAGCTTCAGCAGGACGGTGGTATGCAAGCTCCTGCCTACGCTGACAATAACACAGTGCTGGCATTGCAAAGACGCATTGAAAAGCTCGAAGAACAGATTGGGGGAATGACGAATGATGAACATATTCCAGATGATGCAGATGGTGCAGCAGGCAGGAAATCCAATGGGACTAATGCAACAGTTCGCAGGACAAAATCCACTAATGAGTAGGGCGATGCAGATGGGGCAAGGTAAATCGCCAGAGCAGATGCAAACTCTTGTGAGGAATCTTGCCAAACAAAAAGGCATGAATGATGAACAGCTTAATCAGTTTTTAAATCAATTTGGCTTAAAGCTTCAATAGGCGCGCAAGGAAGCTTTGCATATATTTCTCGGAGGTGAAAAAATTATGGAAGGTACAAACATTGTTCCGGTAATGGATATGAATCGAAACAACAACTATGGTGACTGCTGGGGCGGCGGTATGTGGTTTATATGGATTATTGTCCTGTTTGCTCTTATGGGTGGCTGGGGCGGTAATTGGAATAACCGTGGTAACATGGGTGCTGAAATTTTTGCTAATGGCAGCATGACACGTGATCAGATTGCAGACCAATTTTCCATGCAGGATATTAAAGACGGTATTCGTGGTGTGCAGAATGGCTTATGTGATGGTTTTTACGCTCAGAACAGCACTATGCTGAATGGTTTTAACGGTGTTCAGCGAGACATTATGCAGACTGGTTATCAGCTCGGCAGCGAGATTGCACAAAATCGTTTCGCCGCTCAGCAATGCTGCTGCGAGCAAAAACAAGCTATTGCTTCTCTTGGTTACGAAACTAACCGAAATATTGACGCAGTGCGCTATGAGAACGCACGCAACACCTGCGATATTGTCAATGCAGTGAAAGAGGACGGCGAAAAGACCAGAGCAATTATGGTAGCTAATCAGATTCAAGATTTGAGAGACAAGCTCGCAGACCGCGACCGTGATTTGCAGACTGCTAATTTCCAACTGTCTCAGCAAGCACAGAGTGCTGCTCTCATCGGCACGTTAAGACCTTATCCGCAACCTGCTTATATTACGTCTAGTCCGTATCAAAGTGTCGCTGCCAATGTAGCTGGTGCTTGTGGCTGCGCTTATAATGTAGGCTAAAAATAAGTTATGTGCATTAACTGCACTGTATTAGGGACGGTGCACGCCGTCCCTATTGCTTTAAAAAACGATAAAATTTAAAGGTATCAAGAAAATACCTTGATTGCGTAAAGAGGTGAAAATAAATGATTTGCTACGAAAAATCTTCTTTGAACGCTGCGGCTGTTGCTGCTCAGTCTGTTGCAGCTAATGCTTTTGTTAGCTTTCCTATAAATAATCTTTTGACTGGCGTTGCTATTAAGCATCCTGCTGGAAGCTCTAGTGTTAGCCTTATTCGTGGCCTGTACCTTGTCAGTGTAAATGCTGATGTTGTTCCTGCTGCTGCTGGCAATGTTGGCTTACAGCTTCTGAGTACCACGGAAAGCACATCTTCTGTTATTAATGGTGCGGAAAGCATTGTTACTGGCGTTGCTGACACAGCTGTGAATATTTCCTTTACTACGCTGATTCGTGTTCGTCCTTCTTGCTGTGCAGTAAACAACATAACAAGTTTACAGGTACAGGCAACGGCAGCGGCAACAATTAACAGGGCAGCTATTAGCGTGGTTAAGCTTGCGTAAGGAGGTGTGGTTATGCACTCCTATAAAGAGTATTGGAACAAGATTATAGGTGATGATACAAAAGAGAGAGCAATGGAAGAAATTGTTTGCAGTGCATTAGAAAAGCTTAAGATGCATTGCCCAGACCTTTTTTATCGCACGTTGTATGACTTGCACTGCGTAGCCTATGGTCCTCATTTCGATGAAGCACTTGCAAAGCTTGCTGTCAGCAAGATGCAGAACACCGATGGCACTAATGGTGAGCATTGGACGTATGAGCAAACAACTCAGCTTGCAGAACAACATAACATTAAGCATAAAGCTGACTGGTATTATGTGCTGAACATGGTGTACAGTGATTATGGTGCAGCGTTCAGCGGTGATACCGGAACGCTTGTCAAGATTGCCAAAGCTTATATGTGCGACCCTGATGCTCCTAGCGGAAAGGTTCTTGACTTATGGGTAGCTCAAATGAGAGCAAAGGAAAGACAATAATTATATTATTTGCACACGCTGTAAGTATATGCTATAATATATATGGTTTGAATTTGTTGCCATCTCGGTATCTCATTTACACACGGCTACAAAAAAGCAGGTTTAGTCAGCCTGCTTTTTTTGCTTATGAGTTCCAAATGAGTTCCAAAATAAAAGCAACCAAAAAAATGAAAAAAATAAATGCAAAGATATTCACAATACAGTAAAAAAACACTTGAAAAAAAGTGGCTGATTTGGTAAAATCAGTAAAAGGGACTATGAACAAAAACCGCCAAACCCTAGTATTCATGGGGTTTGACGGTTCTTTTTTTATTGAATGAGTTCAAAATGAGTTCCAAAAATTAAAATTCGCTATTTTGGGGCAAGTTATCCACAGTTAGGCTCTCTAATTTGTCGACAGCTTTTCTATTAGCTTCAGGCATCATGTGAGCATAAAATTTAAAGGTTGTGTTTGTATCTGCGTGACCAATCTGTTCAGCGACTGCCAAAATATCTCCGGTAGTTGCGTAAAGCATGGAAGCATAGCTGTGCCGAAGAATATGAGGGCTGATTCTTGGCAAGCCTAACTTAATGCAGTGATAGCGCATATATGTTCTGATAGCCGTCGGCTTTATGCCGTCAAAGATATAATCTTCGGCTTTGACTTTGTAAAGTGTGCTTATGTAGTCCATGATTTGATGATAGAGGTATTTCGGTATCTCAACATTACGGACGGAGCTTCTTGTCTTGGTTGTGCTGATGACGTATTCGTCTTTATTGTTTATTCTCATGAGTGATTTGTCGACGTGAATTTTATAGGGAGATATATCCTCAATTTTTAGTGCCAAAACTTCACCTATTCGCAAGCCTGCCCAAAAAATGATATTGAATAGCACTCTATGTGAAGCTATCTCAATGTCATCATAGAAAACCTTATACTGTTCAACTGTCCATAACTTCGCACGTGTATCGTTTGAATATGGCTTTACCCTGTCAGTAAGAGTGACAGGGTTATTTTTTGTCCCGAAGTTTCTTTTTGAGAATTCAAATACCTGGTTCAGTTCTGAGCGAATGCGGTTTAACAGTCTGCTTGAAAGACGTTCTTTTTCTGATTTTTCGTTTTGAAGTGCAAGCCAGCGCATAACTTGAAGCGGAGTGACTTTATCGACGTTCATATTTTCAAAGAAGGGGAGAACGTAATATTCCAATGCCTGGATTTTTCCGTCAACGGTCGATTGCTTTAATTCTCCTAGCTTCAGTTTGCTGTCAAGCTCTTCCCGGTATGCTGCAATTACTTCGCTGAATTTCGGATCATGTGTATGAGTTTTGTTTCTCATGTCGCTTTCATATTTTTCAGCATCACGCTTTTTGTCAAAACCTCTTTTTGTTGTATGTTTGCGTACGCCTTGCCAGTCTTTATACCAAAAAGCACAGTCCCATTTTCCTGTTTTCGGATTTTTTGTTACTGTCATGTTCTGCAGCTCCCTTCTTATAATTTTTGCCAAAAACGCTAAAAAATCTCTTTAGTATTTAGCTTATAAGCGACTTTTCAAGGCTTCTACTTATATTTATATTAGTAAAAGTTAAATGCTCATATAAGCTAAATATGAAGCTCTGATAAGATTTTTAATTTATAAAAATAGTGATATAAACTGTATAAAAACACTGGCTTGAAAAGCAACCTGGAATTTTATGTTCAGACTGTTTTTCAAGCCTTTTTTATTTCAAAAAGCACAAAAGCAGACCATTTCTGGTCTGCTGATTTATTTTGTCGACTGCGCATTGCTATATGCTAGTTTGAATTTGTCGTTTGCTTCCTTGACTTTAGCAGCCGAATCCTTCCAATCTGCAAGCCAGGTGTTTTTGTCTAGTGATGGCTTGTCTTTTACTCGTGCCGTTACATCTAAAAAGTTTATCACGCAAGAAATATATGTATCTGTCAATGTAGCAATATAAGAATCTTTTGCCCTGGAATCATTTTGCAGTTTTTCTTTTAGCTCTTGTAGTTTAGGCTTGGTGTATATTGCTAAATCTGCTCCTGCAATATCTTTTGCATTTTCCGGATATGTTTTCATGACATTTTCAAATTTAGGGAAAAAGTCATCTTTTAAGATGGATTTCGCTGTTACAAAATAATTGTCATTGATATATGTTGCGTTGGTTGCTTTCGATGCTTCACAAAATGGCAAGCCAGCAAACACAAAAATCGTAGTAAGAATAAGAAATATTTTTCTCATTTTTATAGCCTCCTAAAACGGACGGCAACGCTGGCAAGGTGTATAGCCTGATGCTTTGGCTTCAGCTAATGAACCTATGTAAAGTTTACTGCCACTGCTCATTTTTTGTACGAATCTGCAAGTGTTTGAGTGTATCTTGCCAGTGTTGCGATTAGCTACATAAGCTTCTGCCGACAGCGTGAATGTTCCGATGCAAAAAATAGTTATTAGTGCTATGATTATTCTTTTCATTGATGCTGACTTCCTTTATTGTTTGTTAAGCAAATTCGATATTATAGCACATGGTTCCTCGTATTCCGATAGGCGTATAATGTACGGCGTTGCTCGTCCTTCTTTAAATATGTGTAATCCACCGTCACCGTCAGAAATAGAGAACAGCTTGGAGATTGGGAAAGCAAAAGCTTTTGAGCTGCCTAAAAATCCTATACGCATATTGCTTATCCAAAAGATGCCCCATGAATCAGAAGTCCAAAAAGAGGAAGTTTTTCTTGATACACTCATAGAGCCTACATGATAGCGAACGCCTTTACAGATGCGTATAGATGCAGACGGTCCAGAATAATTAATTTTTTTGGTAACAGTTTTCATTTTCATCATATCTGCGTATGCTGAATAATGAAGTATCTCGCCGTCCTTATATATGATCTGGACATCATTTTTATCATAGATTGGTAATTTATCGTTAACTGTGATGTCATATAGGGTTCTGTTTAGCTCTATTTTTCCATTCCAGTATTTTACTTCTTTGGGAGTGAGATGTTCGCATACAAGCAAATACTTGCTAAATTTCTGCGCCTCATCTTCTGTTACTATTCCGTCCTGCATTATATCAGACCAGATGTTATTACAAGCCATAGATTGAGCTTCAGCAAGTTGCTCATCTGTAATATGTTTTTCTTTTATAAAGCTATACATATTGGTAAGCTGTGCTTTGTCTTCGTACTTATCTTCCATAGCTACCATGGTTAGCATTTTTATATATTCTTGAATATCTTCTTTCGATGCTTTGCGCGAAAACCACCCGAACATTAATACCGACTCCCTTCTATATATACGAAAAAGAGGACGGACATATGCGCCCTCTTATCGCTGTAGTTCTTCTACAAATGGCTCCCTAAAAGGAATCCCCCTAACATCAAGTTGAATCATTGAGTCCGCATTTTACAGTTTCAGCTTGCTTTTTTTGCAACCAGTTGGTTGGCAATTTCTATGCAGAGTAGCAGGAAATACACATGCTCTGTTGGTAATTGTCGAATCAGCTGTGCATACTCGTTAGTGGTATGACATCGACTTCGTTTTAACCTCCTTCCTTTAGATTGCAAGGTATTATGCCATGCTGGCGAAGGGGAAGTCAGGCCTTGCCTTTGCCTTGCAATAGCCCTTTTATAATTTGCTCGATAGCCATCTTTTGGGTGTCATCGAGCTTCTGAATCTGTTTAGCAATCTCAATAGCTTGTTCATCGAGAAGCTGGGCGTTGAGCTGCTGCTTTACTGCTTCGGTGTCTATGCCTAGGTCATGAGCTTGCTGCTTCGTTATACCTAAAGCATATTCAGTGTCATCATAAAAATATGCAACAGGAACATTAAAGTAATTAGCAATAGCTTGAATGGTTTTAGCTTGCGGTGTGTATTTGCCTTGCTTCCAATAAGTTAAGCTTGGTGCACTAATGCCTGTTTCTTTTGCTAATCTTGAAGCACTGATACCGTGTTGCTTCAGCAGTAATGCAAGTTTTTCGTACATGTAAAACTCTCCAAAAAATCCTAAAAAAATTTCATTAAACTACTTTACAAAAACACTTTAAAGTAGTATAATAATTATAGTAAGTTAATACTTAAATTAAAGCACTTTAAATCAGTGCTAGTGTTAAATTACTTTAATATAATTCTATCACAGTAGATTATTTTATGCAAGGAAAGGAGCGAAAAATGTATAGTAAATTCGAGAAATTAATGCTCGAAAAGGGTTTGTCGGCTAATAGGATTGCTAAAGAGGCAGGAATTAACGCTCCGTCGCTTACCTATTGGAAACAAGGCAAATATACTCCGAGTTTAAAGACATTACAAAAACTCGCCGAATACTTCGGCGTAAGCGTTGATTACTTTTTAGATTAAGGAGTGAAAAAGATGAAAAAGGTATTGCAAATCTGCGTATGTATCATCTTTGCTTGGTGTTGTCTTAGTTTAGTTGGCGGATTTTCGGACAGCCAGGTGCAAAGGCATACAGTCACTCATGTTGTACAAGAAGGCGAAACCATGTATGGAATCGCTGACAAGTATTTCCTGCTCAACAAAACAAGAATTTGTTTTGACGAGTTTTGGTACAACGTATCCGAAGATAATAAGCACCTGACCGCCAACCGCCGTTATCTCCAGCCTGGAGATGTAGTCACTGTTAATTACTACACAGTGAAAGAACAATGATAGCAGGGCATAAAGCCTTCTCGCTATACATTAATTGTAACAGAAAGGAGTTGAGCATTATGGCAGAAAGTAAAGCTAATATCTATAAGGCAGCTAGAGAATACGCACGAATTAGCCGTGTTGATGCTGCGGAAGCCTTTGCTATATCTGCTAGTTGTCTTAAAGATTACGAAACCGACGTGCGTGGTGTTCCGGATGTTACGGCATTGCAAATGTCTCGGTTGTATCGTACACCTTGGTTAAGGGTTCAGCACTTGCAAAGAAATGTAGTGTTTTGCGACGTTTTTGGACTTATTCCTCCGGCTGACGATTTAGCGGTAAATATGTTGAGGGCGCAAAAAGAAGTCGGTGAAGTGGTTGAATTGTTTCCGCAAATGGTAGCGAAAACGGTACAAAAAAAGCACCTCGGTGACAATCTTTTAAAAGAGTGCCGGGAAGGTGCACAGGCTTTGCTTGTATTGATTGGTATTGAAGAAGAACAAAAAGAAAAGACCCCCCACGCTAATAGAGAGCCTTTAACCTATAAATAAAGTCGAAAGGAAATCGGTTTAAAAAATAGGTCATATATAGTATAGCATACGGAAAAGAGGTTGTCAAACATGGAAAGCAGATTCTACACAGCTAAAGACATTGCCAACCTTTTAGGCGTAGGCGTTGGAAAAGGCTACTCGCTTATAAGGGAATGGAACAAAGAGCTTCAGCAAAAAGGCTATACAACTGCACAAGGCAGAGTAGTTAAAGCCTATGCTGATTTAAAACTTGGTTTCGGAATTCAAAAGGAGGATGTATATGGTAACTAATGAACAGGTTAACGCCGTGTTAGCTCGCAGCGGACTTAGCATGGAAGGATTCGAAGCTTTTAGAAAAAGAAAGCATGGTGAGCATAAGCAGACGAAAGAGAGCTGGGTGAAAGACTTTAAGACTTGCTCACACTGTACCAGGGATGGCAAATGTAAGTATCAGCATTACGGATACCACCAGGAAAAACAGGCTGTGCGTGAAGGTGATGTATTAAGCTATAACGTTAACAGCTTGTCGGTAAATATGCAAACATATCCTAAAGTTGGCAGTTATCGTGAATGCTGTCACTGGGATGCTGAAACAACTCTTAAGCTTCACAGCAAACTTGAAGAGCTGGTTAAGGAAGGTGAAGTTATATGAACGCATTGACTGACGCAAGATACGGCTTATGTTTTGACGTTGAGACAGCTAACTTTACCGATTTTGCCGGGCTTGGCAAAAACGATGAGGAATTTCACAAAGCCGCAATGCTTATGAAATCAAACTGCGAAAGAATTCTGAATAGCATTAAAGAGTACGAAGAAGCGTATAAAATTGACCGGGCAAATAAGGAGTAGTGAATTATGGGACTGTTTAAAAAGGCTGAACGCAAAAAAGCGTTTTTGAAAATTGCTATTACCGGTGTTAGTGGCAGCGGTAAAACCTACAGCGCATTGCAGTTGGCGCAAGGATTAGGCGATAAGATTGCAATGATTGATACGGAAAATGGCAGCGGCGAACTGTACAGTAATCTGTGCGAATACGATGTAGCTCCGATGGCCGCCCCGTTTACACCGGAAAAGTACATTGATTACATCCATGAAGCAGAGCAAGCAGGATATAACGTGTTGATTATTGACAGTTTATCTCATGCGTGGGCAGGTGAAGGCGGCGTTCTTGATTTTGTTGATAAGAAAGCGGCGACAACAAGAAGCGGTAATAGCTTTACTGCATGGAAGGACGCTACCCCGAAGCAAAATAAGCTTGTTGATGCAATTCTTCAAGCAAAAATGGACGTAATTGTTTGTATGAGAAGCAAGCAGGCATACGAGATTGTGGAGAATGAAAAAGGCAAAAAAATGCCGATGAAAATGGGATTAGCTCCTATTCAGCGAGACGGCTTAGAATATGAGTTTACGGTGATGTTTGACATTAGCCTTGAGCGTCATATGGCTGCTGCTACAAAAGACAGAACCGGATTATTTGTTGATTGGTGTGAAGTGATTACTCCGCAGATAGGCAAAAAGATTCGTCAATGGTGTGATAGTGGTGTAGAAATTACTGAAAATAAATTCGTTAAGCTTGAATATGGAAAAGCGTATGTGCGTACCCGTAATGGTATGACAGATATTGTAGAGCTGACATATGAACAGTTAGAGCAGTTGTTGCAAGCTCCAAATTATAGCTTAGCACACAATGCTATTCGTGAACGCTTAGAGTTAATAGAAGCAGCACAGGCAGAAATTCCCGAGATGAAAGAACAGCAAGAAGATTTTAGCGCAGCAGAAATTGAAGAAGCTGCAAATGCTAAGCCTCTTAATGTTGTTGCTAATAATGCGGTGTTCAAGACACCAGAAAGCGAAAAAAATGAGTAAGAAAAGCATATTGCAGAGCGACAAGGAGTGCTTTATGTGTGGCACAACACGTAACCTTGAACGTCATCACGTGATATTCGGAACAGCCGGAAGAAAGATTTCTGATAAGCTTGGTTTAACGATCTGGTTATGTTACGAACATCATAAAGGCAAGCTCGGACCTCATTTGGACACGGAAACAGACTTGCGGTTAAGGCGATTTGCTCAAACCTGCTACGAAGATAAACATAGTAGGGAAGAATGGGTTGAAAGAATCGGAAGGAACTACTTATGAGAAAGAAAGCACTTATGAAATATGTAAGGTTACTTAGACGGCAACCATTATGGAAGAAGTTATTTTAGGAGGGCGGCATGGAGAGCTGGTTTAAGGTTAGCGCCGATGTATTCAACAGTGAAAAAATAAAGATACTTCGTGCTGATACGAAGATTGGTGATAGCCTGGCATTAATGTGGTTCTTCCTGTTAGCTCTAGCTCGCAAAAAAAATGATGGTGGTTATGTATACGCTACCGAAGGTGTAGCGTATACACCTAAAACCTTAGCTGCTGTTGGTGGGTTTAAACCTAAAATTGCAGAAACAGCTTTAGAAGTATTTCAGCAGTATAACATGATAGATATAGAGGAAAACGGCTATATCTATATTGTAGGCTGGAGTGAGTATCAGAATGCTGAAGAACTTTCAAAGCTTAAGGAGCGTGAACGCTGCAAGGAAGCAATGAGAGCTAAAAGACAGCGTGAGAAGCAATCCAAAACTTGTAACAATGATGTAACAAACGTAGATGTTACGGAATGTTACGAAGATGTTACGTGTAACAAAAGCGTAACAAGTCAAGATGTTACACGTAACAACGATGTAACAAACGTAGATGTTACGGATAAGAATAAGAATAAGAAAGAGAATAAGAGTAAGAGTAACAACAACAACTTTAGTAGTGGTTGTTACGATAAAAATGCTGCCGTTACGTGTAACAGTTACGAAAATGTTACGAGCGATAATAATCCTGTTGCCTTTTGGAATCAAAATGTTACGCCGATAACACCATATATTGCAGAGCGGTTACAGGCTATTGCTAAGGAGCACGGCGAGCTAATAGCCATGCAGGCGGTTACGATAACAGCGCAGCAAGGCAAGAAGTCAATAGCCTATTGTGAGGGAGTTGCGAGGAACCTTGCGAGCGGTGACAATCAAAAGCCAAAGAAACCGCCGGATGATTTTAAACCGCCGGATGACCAAACAGACCTGGACAAATATTTTTAGTGAGGTGATAGCATGAATGCGAATGATGTTCAGAATTCAATTACGCTTGCTGTAAATCACATTGCTAAAAATGCTTCACAGCTTAATAAGCAAAACGAAAATGATTATTACGAAAACGGATTGCTTATGTGTGGTAAATGTCACACGCCGAAGCAATGCAGAGGTTTCTTGTTTGGTGTTGAACGAACTGTAACCTGTATCTGCAAGTGCAGAGCGGAAGAGCTTCAGGCAGAGCGTGAACGTGAGGAGCATGAAAAGCGACTTGCTAGGGTGCAAGAGCTTAGAAAAGCTGGCTTCCCGGAGCGTGAGCTTCAGGCACAGACTTTCAGCCATGATGACGGCGCAGACGAGCGGACGATGCGAGCAATGAAGAATTTCGTTGAGCACTACGATGATTTTCGCAGGATGCATAAAGGATTGCTGCTTTATGGAAATTCCGGAAGCGGAAAGACGTTCGCCGCTGCGTGTGTTGTCAATGCGCTGATTGATAAAGGTGTAGCGTGCTTAATGACTAATTTCGGCAGAGTGTTTAATACCTTGTGGGGTACAGAGCAAAAGCAAGCCTATCTTGACGGATTTAATCAATTCGAACTGTTAGTGCTTGATGATTTAGGAGCAGAAAGGCGCACGGAGTTTGCTCAGGAGCTGGTGTTCCAGATCATCGACAGCCGTTGCCGGAGCGGATTGCCTACAATCATTACAACAAATTTGCCGATTGAAGCAATCAAAAAGCCGCAGACGATAACGGAAACAAGAATCTATGACCGTATTTTGCAGATGTGTCACCCGGTAGAGGTTACGCACGCAAGCAGACGCAGGAAGAAGGTTGCAGAAGGCTTTGCTGCTACCAATAAGTTATTAGGATTATAGGAGGGAATTATGGACGCTAAAGAGCTTACGAGAATCACTGAAAGTGCAAATCGTGATAAAGATAAGAGATATTTTACGACAATAGTAAATTTTTATATCAATATGTATCATGACAGCGGTGAGGTTTATTATCTGCATAAAGCTAGTGCCGAAATCAACGCAAAAATCAAAAAAGAAGGCGGCGAAATTTTCTGCCAGGACAATCCGTTAAAGAGAAAGGAACAAAAAGCATGAACAAAATCATTTTATTAGGCAGACTGACAAAAGACCCGGAGGTAAGATACACTTCTACAAGCAAGGTTGTTGCTCAGTTCACGCTTGCTGTGGACAGACCTTATTCCAAAGACAAACAGCGTGAAGCGGACTTTATTCCTGTGGTTATCTGGGGTAAACAAGCTGAAACCTGTGGCAACTATCTTAGCAAAGGACAGCGTGCATTGGTTGAAGGCAGACTGCAAATTCGCAGCTATGACGCTAAAGACGGTCAAAAGAAATATGTAACCGAGGTTATCGCAGAGCATTTTGAATTCATTGAGCGTAGAGAGCAAGGCGGCGAATCTCAGCATACACCGGGAGAAGAAAGCCAGGACTTCCAAGGTTTTGGCAGCGCAGTACCTTTTAATGAGGAAATTCCGTTTTAAGCGAGGTGCAGAATGAAGATTAAAGACGAAGTTAACCGCTTGCGTAAGCTGGCGTTCACTGAAATCGAATTAAAGAAAGATGATTTCAAGAAGATTTGCAGTGAATATTGCTTTTTATACAAAACGATATATCACCAGACCTACAATCCTAGCATGAAGCTGATTAGCACGTGGGGAAGAAGCAAGGTGTATGTTGATAAGCTTGAATACATTGATGTGCTTCAGGACTTAGCTTATCTTAGATACGCTTTCAGCAGAATGAAATTCAAGGGGTATAAGAAACATGAATCAGCATAAAAGCATCCTTGTAGGCAAGCGTAGCAAGGCAAGCGGTTCGTTCTTTGAAAAGATGATTGACGCAGGATGCCAGTATTACGAGGAACATGGCATTGCAAAGATTGAAAAACAGAGTGAGCCTGTACATTATATCCGCCCTTATGGAGCGCATGGACAGTTCATTGCGAATTATGCAAAGAAAAGCGGTGTCGACTACAAGGGGACGCTTAGAGGTGGTTTAGCGGTGTGCTTTGAAGCGAAGCACACCGACGGCGACAAGATGCTGCGAAGCAGACTTGAACCGCACCAGCTTGAATACCTAAAGGTTCATTACTTTTTAGGAGCAAGGTGCTTTATCCTGGTATCGTTTAATCTGACAGATTTTTACAACGTGCCGTTCCTTGTATGGGAGAATATGAAGTCGCTATATGGAAGGCAGTACCTGAAGCGTGATGATCTGGGAGAATACAGAATCAGTAATACAGGCAGAGTGTTAAAATTCCTGACTGTAACGGAGGGGCAACAGTGAAATATCTACTTGGAACAACAGCCGAAGGCAAGCAATGCTGCCCTCATTGTAAGCAGGAAAAAATAAAGCTTGTCTACGGCGCAAAGATTGTAGACAGAAAAGGTGCTGTAAAATGGGCGTTTAGATGCTCATCGTGCTATGGCACAGTTTGGCTAAAGTAAAGCGAAAGGAAGTCGGTTTAATGCAGAATAAGGATTGGAGCTATCTGCTAGGGCAGAAAATAGGTCTGCTGACGGTGCTTGAAATTTATCCTCCAGGTGTTATCAGCATAAGACCTAAAAAGAAGGTTTCTGTTGCAAGATGTGTTTGCGAATGCGGCACAGAATGTTACAGAGATGTATCTAACCTTGCACGGCGACAAGGAATGAGCTGCGGCGGCAAGGAGTGCAAGCACAAAATCATGAGCCTTGCGCAAATAAGAAGGCAGGAAACTAACAAAAGCAAGGCTGCAGCTCAGAAGCCTGCTGAGAAATTTTTAAAAGATGAAGAGCCGATAATCACGAAAAAACTGAAAAACAAATATGTCTGCCCTTTCCCGTTTCCCGGCTGCGTGAGAAGCGAGGTTTGCCACGTATGCTGTTGGGAGTGCGATAAGGAATGTAAGCAATGCAGTAACAATCCGCAGCTATGCGGAGCAAGGAGGTTAAAATGAGAAGTGTTAAGGAGATTTTAGCAAATGAAAAGTTTCAAGCCAACAAGAAAAATGATTTTGCTTTTGAAGGCTTGGTATTAATAGGCTTCCTGCATCTGCCTGGAATCAAAAAGAGCTTACAGTGTGTTGTAGGCGTTGAGCCTGATCAGGACGGCAACCAATGGGAGCACGTGAGCGTGAAATTTTGCGGCACGACGAATAAAACACCTTCATGGGAGGTTATGTGCCAGGTTAAAGACGTGTTCTGGCTACCGGAAGAAGAAGTTCATCAGATTCACCCAAAAGAAAGCGAGTATTTACACGGCGTAGGCAGGATATACGATGTTTTGCATCTGTATCGTCCTGTAGGTGGCTGGAAGCAGAATCCAAATAGAGGTGAGAGCAATGACTAATTTTTCATTAAAGACAAAGTTTACTGATGGTGGTGAAGTCTACTTGTTGTCGACTGTTAGATTGCTGGATTTTCTAAGTGACGCTCAGTATGAAACAATGGTATTTAAGGTGAATTATAAAAACGAAGTTGACTATAACGACCTGTATTGTCAACGCTATTACACGCAGCAAGAAGCCGAAGAAGGACATAAAGATTTACTCTTGCGTGCTGAGCGAGGAGAAAGGTTTTGGAAAACGATATGACGTGCAGACATCGGTATGAGGTGATGTAAATGGGTAAATTACTAAATGGAATTATCGACATGATTATGGTTATACTAATCATCGGTATACCTGCTATGCTTGGTGCTCTACTAGGTGCTGCGATTGGGTGGTTAATATGGCTGTGGTAAAGCGTAGACAGCAGAAGCTGAAATATTATCGTTACTGCTTGCGTAAGGCACGTGAGCTGATGTGTAGCGAGTTAAGAAAGTGTGAAGTTTTGGCAGGGAGGTTGAAAAAAAATGGATGCTAAACAAATCGGCGAGGTTATCAAGGAAGCCAGAAAAAGAAAGAAAATGACGCAGAAACAGTTAGGCGCTGTGTTGGGAGTTGCTACTTTGACTATTTGGCGCTATGAAAACGGAGTGTATGAGGTTATCTCTTTTGAAAAGCGTGCCAAAATGTCAAGCGTGTTAAACATCCCCATGAGCGAATTGATGTACGATAACGAGAAAATAGCGTGCATCAGTACAAACGAGGCTGTGGACGAGCTGAAAGAGCAAGAAAAACTCATCAAGGCTGTTAATGCAGCGCTGGAAGAATGGCTTTACTCCGGCGATACTGATCATCTGTATAAGGCTATGGCTGTTATTCGTGTGGCGATTGAAAAGGGAGAATAGCGAAAATGAATAGAGATTTAGACGGCGTATATTTCCGCGTTAAACGCGGTAAACATTGGGAAAGCATCTGCTTTAGCGACTTGACGGACGAAGAAATGGACAAGGTGCTTGAAGGGCATAGCGTAGAGTGGCTGAAGAAAACGTGCAAAATTCTTGGCAGAACCATTAAGCGTATCGGTGATGAGCAAGACATTGTCGGCTGGCAAAAGGAGGAAGAGGAAGAGTAAATGCTAATTAAGGTTAATAGCAGAATGTGGGAAAATTTTAACTGCGTTAACAGTCTATCCTTACAACGCTGCATAAGAGGAACAGGAAAAGACGTTTATATTGTCAACATTTGCGTCGATGGAAAAGAAGTTCAATATAATCAATATGATTCCAAAGAAGAAGCAGAAAAAGCTATGGATGAGCTTGCTGAAAAAATCAACACAGCGCAAACCTTTAAGATTAAGGAGGAATAGCAAATGACTCCAGAACGTAAGAAATGGTGGGATAGCCTGCCACAGCGTGAAAAGATGTTGCGTGAACAGATTTTAGAGACCAAAGGGACAATCTCGAAGTCGAAGTTTGCGCTTCAACGTGGCCGTTTGACGGATAACGACAAAAAATGGGTTATCTCCCAAATAAAAAAACAAAAGGTTACGTTAACAGCTTTAAAGCATGAGCTTGACCGTACAACGGCGATTGTGTATGCGGGATATTATCAAGAGGCGTTCCCGACTTGTCGCTGCAAAAAGTGCGGCGGAATATTTTATTATGCTGGACAGTCACACTGCTGCTGGTGTGGCAGAAAGATTGTGGGGTGGAAGAGTAATGAATGAGCCGATTGTCAGCCCGTGGCTGATTTACTGGGCAGGAAGAATAGACATGATACAAGGGATTTGCTGCATAATAGGTTTTTTTGTAACTATATATGCCATGTTTGCTACAGTAGCAGTCGTGACAGACACTAATAAGGATAAAGAATCCATTAAGGCAGCTAAAATAATTGTTTGTACGGCTTTGGTTTTAGATATTTTGGGGGCATTTCTCCCGACAGAAAAAGAAATATACGCTATGTATGCTGCAGAACATATAACACCAGCAAACATCAAAGCTACAGGTGAGTTTGCGGACAAGGCCGTGGATAAGCTGATTGAGAAAATTTCAAAGGCAAGTAAGGCTATAAAGGAGTAAATTATGACCGTTAAAGAATTATATGAATGGGCGAAAGCCCGAAACGCAGAAAACATGACATTGCACGTAGATACATGGAATGAGCTTTTCAACGAGTTGGTTGTAGAAAGCAATTTGGCAATCGCCAAATTAGACAGTAGCACCACGGCGGTGGTTATTCGGAAATAAAGGGGTGAGAACTGATGAAAAAATATATTGTTACTGGTAAAGTAACAGCATTTATATCAGTAGAACTAGAAGCAGAAAACAAAAAAGAAGCCCTTGAAAAGGCTTACGAAGAGTGTTCTGGACCTATGGATTTTGTCGGCAATGGTGGATATGACAAATTGATTGGGGTATGCGATACGGATAGCGCTATCGTTAGTATTGCCTGTGACGATGAAGTCGAATACACCGAAGTAGAAGAAGCAGAAGAAATTGACCAAGAAGGAGTGATAACATGGTAGCGCACACATTATTGACGGCTGGAAGTGATGAAGAATTTTTTGCTATCATCGTAACAACAATAATCTTAGTGATTTTAGTTTCGGGAGGGCTTGAACTGTGCGAAAAAATAAGAGAATGGAGGAGAAATAATGGGTAAGCCGTTTATCTTAGACCCGTGCTGTGGAAGCAAGATGTTTTATTACGATAAAGAGAGTAATGCTGTTATGTTTGGCGACATCAGAGAGTTACACACAAAGCTCTGCGATGGACGAGAATTGCATATCCAACCAGACAAACTGATGGACGCAACCAGTATGAAAGGAATCGAGGATAACACTTTTTGCTGTGTGATTTTTGACCCGCCGCATCTAGTGCAAGTCGGAGAGAAAAGCTGGCTTGCTCAGAAGTACGGGCATCTGCCGCTGCTATGGGAAGAATGGATGAATAAGGCTTTTGCGGAATGTTTTAGAGTATTAAAGCCGGGCGGAATGTTGTTGTTTAAATGGAATGACGAAGATATTCCGCATTGTAAAGTTTTGCGTTGTGCCTTGCCGTACAAGCCGATTGCTGGCGATAAGACAGGCAAGACACGTTGGACGTTTTTCTGTAAATATTTAGGAGGTGAATCGTATAATGGCTAAAAATCTAATCCCTGAAATCGCCCAAATGCTGGGCGTGGAGATTGGGGAAGAATTTAAGGTCAAAGGTGATGATGAAACGACCTATATTTTCACTGACGACGGATTGAAATTAACCTATGATGGTGGTATCGGAATTGTCGAAATATCTTCTGACGCAGCCTTTGCTGACTTGGTGAATGGCAAAGACGAAATTGTGAAGCTGCCGTGGAAGCCGAAAGAATGCGAAGACTATTACACATTCGGAAAGTCTTTTGGAAAGTGGAGTGTGCTAAAGTCACATTGGTCAAATCATCCGTTTGACTTAGCTTTATTAGACAAAGGCTGGATATTCCGCACGTATGATGAAGCGGAAACTGCACTGCCTGCCGTGGCTAAAGAAATGGGCGTGGAGTATGAACTGTAGGAGGCTTTAAATGAATTATGGCGATAAACATACAGAAGATAGTCTTAGCTCACGTTTAGGGCGTTTATACGGCATCGAGCGTGGCTTAGATTGCGGTCCGAATATCATAATGGACATGTATTGGAAGATATGGGACGGCGGAGAACGGCAAGACCGATACTCGGGATGCTACGAAGCCGACTTTTTGTACATAACCAATAGTAATTATCTTTATGAGGTCGAAGTTAAAATCAGTATTTCTGATTTTAGAGCAGACCAAAAGAAAAATAAGTATCACGACCACCCAGACGTTAAAGGCTTCTATTATTTCGTTCCACAGGAGCTTTACAGCAAGCATAAAGACGAAGTTAAAGCTATGTGTAAGGAAAAGGGTGCGGGCTTAATTGTAGATGGTTATCCAATCACAACAGTTTTAAAGCCTAAAGTGCGTAAAGAAGTTAAACCGCTGACCGATAACGGGTATATTCATTACTTGCGGCTGTTTGCCAAGAAGTGGGTAAGAAAGAGGGAATTAATAGATGTGTGTAACATTAAGTGATAAACGTAGAACCGTCGAATATGATTTTGGTTATGGTGCATTACTCCGCTATCGGTTGGCAGTTGCGGAAGCATATGGCGTTAAAACAGCACTTATAGCTGCTATTACACCGCCTTTTTCAGATATGGATAATGTATTTATAGAGGAAGTCGAGGAAAAAGTACCAGATGAAATAGCTGATTTTCTCTTTGCTTGCGATTGTGGTGCTGAATTTAACCAAAAACAATCTCGTGTAATTTACCATGTGTTGAAAGATATTACATTACCAGAAAATTATAATCCTGTAATTACTGCATATGGCAAGACATACGACCTGCATAAAGCATTTATAGAGGTTTTTGGCTTAGGTAGGTACAAATACAATGGCGTCCTGTGGGCATAGGAAGGAGACGTTGTTTTGCGCAAAAATCTCTTGTAAGGTGTGGGCATTGAGAGGTGGTGATATAGCATGAAATGTAAAGCATATGTTTTTGCCAATGCAGCAGACTATGACATTAACGATTTATCAAAAAAGGTTACGTTTGCCGAAACGCCGAGCAAGGCTAAACAAGATTTCAGCATGTATAGTGGAATCCATTACAAGGATATTAGAGTACGACGTTTGCCTTGGGCTGACAAATACGAGGATGTTGACGAAATTCCTGTTGAGGAATTCTTAGACCACGGCTGGTATTTCATTTGCAATATTTGTGGTGCAAGGATAGAAGATATTACAGTTTTTTACACCAACAACAAAGGGCTCTGCTGCAAGAAATGTTTTGACGATTGGGAGAAAGGAAAATGAAGGCATATAGCTACGAAAATGACATAAACTTTTACGACTACATCGTTTTTGCTGACAATCCAGAAGAAGCGAAAGCTATGGTAGCCGTTGCTGAAGGCTGGAACGCTGATGAAACCATAGATTTAGAAAAGCTGGCCAATGGCGTTTGGATAAGAAAGGTTGAAAATGATGATTGATTACAAGAAAGTCAAGGAAGCGGAAAAGCTGTTAGAAGAAAGCGGCGCATCATATATGCTTTGCTGCGACAATGGCTCTGGGAAGGATAGAAATTGTGTATATGGAAGCTATCCTGCATTAAGAAGCTTTATGATCACTGCTATGGTGGAGTTAGCAAAAAATATATGTGCAAAAGTTAATAAAGAGATTGCCTTGCAAGAGTTAACACAGATGTTAATGTTGGCAATCGAAAAATTTCATAATGACATCAAAGGAGCCAAAAATGAAAGATGAAAAATTACTTGTCCTGCTGTTTGCATTTAGATATGCAGTAAACAGGATATGCACACAGGCATTGGCGCAAATTGAAAACGAGCTGGATGCCAACATTGAAAGCTTTCCGGATTGGATGTTGGCACAGATGCAGTTCGAGATTGAAAGGAATTTTGACTACATGGAAATGAAACTGAAAGAAACAGGAAAAATTGCATTAGATGATGATTGCCGATTTCAGCAATATTTGTTGGATGCAATAAAGGCGCAAAGAGCCAAATTAGCAGGTACAACCAATGGAAATATGCTTAATTGATATTGTCAGTTGCACACTGCTTGACGTAGCTGTTATGTGTGTAGCTTTATGGATGTTAAACAGGGAGTGGTAATTTGAAATATTTACATCTTATTGCAAGTATTTGTATGGAAATTCTTGCTATTATGGGTACTATTGGAATCCTGGTTATAATCTGGAGAGATATTTTAGGAGGTTTTTAAGATGATTAAATTTTTACCGACGATTGACGCATCAGCGAACACGAAGCTTCCGCAACGTAGCACACAGTTTTCTGCTGGCTATGATTTTTACGCACCGACAGATATTTTTGTTCCAGCTGGCGGTGAAAGCGTACTTATTCCGCTGAACATTAAAGCTATTATGCCTGGCGATATGGTTCTGATGCTGTTCATCCGCAGCAGTCTTGCAGTTAAATTCAATTTGTCGCTGGTTAACAGCGTAGGCATTATTGATAGCGATTATGCTAACAACCAGGACAATGACGGCAATATAGGTGTCAAATTCAGAAACAACGGCAGCGAAACTATCATCATTAGAGAAGGTGAACGCTGTGCACAGGGAATCTTCGTCCGTTACTGCGTAACCTCGGACGATGAAGCAAGTGCTGTTCGTGGTGGCGGTTATGGCTCAACAGGACGCTAATCTGTATCTTATTAGCTGGCGCAGTTTGATTTCGGGCGAGGTTGATTTTTACGACAGAGTGTTAGCTTCTTCGCCTGAAGACGCTATAAAGATAGCTAGTGAGGGAGAATTTTCAGAACTTCTTGAGCTGTACGACCCGGAAGCAGAAGAAATGTAGGGAGTGTATAAAATGCCAAAAAGAGAAAAAAGCATTGAAGAACAAATCAAAGAAGAAACAGCAATGCTTATAGACAGTTTTTTGCGGTGGGAACATATCCGGTCCTATGGATGCCAAGACCCTTTTTATCCTGACGGCGAAAATATGAATTTAATAAGGAATCATATAATTTACGGAAAGAGCAAACTTGAAGAGCTGTGCACTGATATTCCTTTACCAGCGCAATATTATATGCCGACACCTGAGGAAGTTGACGCAAACTATATGGCTGCCGACGGAAAGTATTACGATTACCGGATAAAAAAGTTTGCAGGATCATATCCCGACATTACCACAAAAACACCGAATGATATAAGCAACCAACAAGAATTATTTTAGAGGTGCTACATGAAAACACCATGCAGAGGATGCACAGAAAGAAAAATAGGCTGCCACGCTACTTGTAATGCTTTTAGCGAATGGAAAATCCAGCAGTGTAAAATACTGAAAGCCATGTATCTTGAAACGCTAAAGGCTTCGCCTACAGCTGGAGCAGTTGCCAGACACAAAAAATGGATAAAGGAGCATAGATAATGAGTGCGTTTAAATCTCCATTTAGTTTTATCGGATTAGCAGATGATAAATACGTTATTGTCAAAGAAGCACCGAAGAATTCAAAAGATAGCTTTACAATGCCGCTTCCTGAGGATAACGTAAATCATCCGAAACACTACACCAAAGGCGGTATTGAGTGTATAGATGCCCTAAAGGCTGCTACTGTTGGCAAAACAGGAATTGAAGCTGTCTGCGTTGCCAACATCATCAAATATTTATGGCGTTACGAAGAAAAGAACGGCGTAGAAGATTGCCTAAAAGCAAAGTGGTATCTTGAACGCCTTATCAAAGAACTTAAATAACAGAAGGGAGTAAGCGCATGGAAGATATGACTGTAAATGAAAATCAAAGCACGATAACCGTTCCGCTGGCGTATTTCGAAGAACTTATCGAACGTGTGGCAGAACAGACCGCCAAAAAGACATCTAAAAAGCTGTGTGATGATTTGTACAGCAAAGAAGCACAGCGAAGGGATTTTGACAAGCGACTGTATAACGTGCGCTTGCTGCTAAAGAATTACAGAAGCCTTCAGGAACACGCAGCGTTAAAGACTAGCGAGATTGTCAATATCGACGATGAGCAGATTTCAGCTATCGAGATTCTTGATTCATTCCAAAACCTGAAAAGCATGGGAGCTAATGAGCTAAAGCTTGAAAGCATTATAAGCTCAACCATGCGAACCAAAGTGTTGATAAACTATATGGATGATATGATAGCACTTTACAAGCAGACCAGGTATAACAGCGGCAAGCAGGAAGATTTGCGCCGGGCAGATGTGCTTGACGTGCTGTTCCTTAAACCTTGTCCGCCGGAAGCGTATGTTACCGATATGGTAGCAAGTCTTGCGCAAAAATGGTCAGTGAGCGAAAGGCAGATATGGAGAGATACAAACGATGCCGTCGAGCAGTTAACTGCGTTGCTGTTTGGCGTGGATGGCGTAAATCTGCTGGAAGATAAAAAGCGCAGAAGGGCAGCTCGCCTTGCCGAAGAAAAGAATATCGAAAAATAATAAGAAAAACTCATCTTTTATAAAGAAAACTCTTTATAAAAGATGAGTTTTATAGTATAATATAAGTGTAGGGAAGATAAGGAAACCTACAAGAAAGGAAGTCGTAAAAATGACACAAGAAGAATTAAAATTAGCATTAAGGGAAGCAGTGCTAGTTTGGTGCGACCTTAAAAAAATTGCAGAAAAATTTCCTAAAAGTAGCGTTGCTAGAAATAAAGCACAACGAAAATTGAATGAAGTTCAAGAGCTTGAAAAGATGCTCAAAGAAATCACAGAAGCTAAATAAAAGCTGATGACAAGGGCGATAGCCCTTGTAAAGCTGGCAGGCAGACAGTTCAAACCCTGTGCCTAAAGCTTAAACTTTAAGGAGGACTTAAAAATGAATTATCAAGAAAAACAAGAAATGAAAAAGCTTGCCTGTAAATGTCTGGAAAAATACTTCGGCTTTGCTCCGGCGATGAAGCAGATTATTCTGCTTGAAAGCGCAAGTAATGGATATACAGTTGATTATCTTCTGTTCAGCATCGGCTATAACGGAAGAGAATTTCAGCTCAGAAGAACCTTTGCCTGGGGTAAAGATACAGTGGAATATAAATATTGCCGCTACGATGTTACCATGATTGAACAATAGAAAGGGGAAAGAAAAAAATGAAATTAACTATTAACCAATGGAAAAAGTTACTGGAGTTGGCAGAGCGTGATTATTGTGAAAAGAAGAAAATTTACGATGAAAGACGTAAGGTTTGGACATCACTAGGGCATGACGACTGGGAGATTGACGAGAAATATTTGCTCGTTGAAAGAGAGCGTAAGCAAGCAGCATATGAATTGCTGCAAGCGTTAAAGACTCAAACAATTTAAAAGAGGTATAGAGCTTTAAAGCTGATGACAGGAGCGCAAACTCCTGTAAAGCTACCAGGCAGAAGGTTCAAAGTCCTTGCCAATAGCTTTAGAAAGGAAGTCGATTTTATGAACTATGCAATCTTACTTAAAACCGTGATTGATGCCAATGGCAAAACCAATTCTGTGGAAAAGGTACCAATGATGGAGGTATTCCCGACTATTTCCCTGGAATCTATGTACAAGCTTTGCGAATGCGAGCTTGTCGATATCAAGGATATGCCGCTTCAGTTAGTAGAATTTGACGGCGAACTTGGAATTATTCAGGCAGTTACCATGGTGTTCGATGAAGAATTTCTTCTAAAACATGAAAATCCGGTAGCCAATGAGCTGGCAAGTGCTATTTACGGTTACGGCCGCTTGCATGATCAGTGCCTGTGCGGTAATGTGCTACTGTGCTACACGAACGAGGAAGGCGACTGTATGCCGTTTAGTGAGAGTGAAGCAAACGCCGTTGTAAAGTGTTTGGCAAGAATCAACGAACACATTGGAGATATGGAGTTTAAGGTCCAAAAACCAATGATGAAATTTATGACTTTTTAGGAGGGATACATAATGTTGAAATACAAAGATTACTCAACCTTAATCAACGAACAGCAAAAGGAATACGAAAGCTTTACCAAAGATAAAATGTTCTTTGCTTTTACTGAAGAACAGTTCAACGAAGGCATGAAAAGATTTGGGTTAGCTCCTAATGATACCGACAAGGTTTATCAAAACGGCTTCGGAGGATATATCCTTTGTGCCCAGGCTAAGGCTCATAATGATTTAGTAAAACGCCTGAACATCGAAAAGAAGGAGCACATGAAAGATTTCGACTTCTTGAAATCAGCCTTTCGTTACGAACTTGCTAACCATGAGTTTTGTATAACGTATGAGCTTGACGATACGCTGGATGCTCTGCTTTTGACTTATGAGCAAGTTAACTCTGACCCGATTATGAAAAAGGCTTTACTTGAAGCAAAGAAAGAATATCTTAAGAATTGTGAAGATTGGATGTGATTAATGTGAGAACAAGACAGCTTATAAAGTATGTACTGATGTTGGAAACGCTTCCTCTTGCCGGGGATGAATTCCATGAAATCATGGCAAATATTAAACGCCGTAAAAAGAGAATCAATGCGTTGCGCCAAAAGCTTCTGATGCCGGAAAGCTGTTACCCATACAAACAGGCATAAATAAAAGAACCAGCGTACATCGAAAGGTGTGCGCTGGAAAAAAGATTGGAGTGAAAGTTATGTGTAAAGTAGCAGATAAAAGTTACAAAGAGTTATGTGAAGCGTTGCTGGGGCAAGAAGCTTATAAGGTTTCCGAATTAACGGCACAGAAATTGTATCGCCTGGAAGATACCGACGAGCTGAAAGCGTATGGATTAGACAAACAGAAAGCAGAAGCTTTCTTGTGTGGTGTAGAGTTAGGAAAAAGAGCTTTCACCGAAACCAAAGCTGAGGAAAAAAGACACTGCTGTGATCCGCAAGATTTAGCTGAATTTATGATGCCGAAGTTGCGGTATCTAAATCATGAAGAATTCTGGGTAATTGCAGCAGACAGCAAGAACAGAATTATTGAGGCAAGAGCTATACTGAAAGGAACGCTGACTAACTGTTATGTTCATCCTAGAGAGATTTTCAAGTATGCCATCATGAAAAATGCTGCTGCAATCTTTGTAGCGCATAATCATCCTTCAGGTCTTGCAACACCTAGTGCTGACGATAAAAAGTTAACCAGGGATATTGTTAAAGCCGGGGCAATAATGGGAATACCTTGCTATGATCATATCATTATAGGTGACGGCAGTTACTACAGTTTTCAGGAAGATGAACAAATGTAAGGAGGAAAGAAAAATGAATGCTTATGAAATTATGTACATCATTCGTCCGGAACAAGAAATAGTTGATGATGTTATCTTGAAGTTCAACAACTTAATTGCTTCTAATTGTGGCGTGGTTGATAAAACAGAATGCTGGGGAGAAAGAAAAATGCCCTATGAAATTCAGGACTATGAGAGCGGTATTTATGTCCTGGTTACGTTTCATGCAAGCAAGAAGTGTGTGCTTACACTTCACAGAGCAATGGATGTTACCGAAGAAGTGCTTCGGCATATGATTTTTAGAAAGGGGGCGTGCTAATATGACACCTTTTGATAAATTTAAGGAAACTGCTGCGCTGGTTAATCTTTGGATAGCAGAAGAAAAACCTAAAATTGAAAGATTCGGCTGCCGAAACTGTCAGTCCGCTCATTCAACGCATGAACGCTTTGACAGATTCTTTACGAACCAATACGGAATTTGTAACTGCTTGCCAAACTGGCGCACTCCAATAGCTCGCATTGACGAATGCCCTAAAAAGAATAATCCCAGAGCTGGCAAGCTCAGTTCTATTTGCAAAGTTAACACGGAGGTGTAAAATGGCTAATATTTGTTTCAACGATATTACAATGGTTGGAGATAAAATATTGCTGCAAAAGTTAAGAGATGATATTGAACGTTTCTTGGACGAAAATAATGGCAGCATTTATAGCTACGGCAATGAGCTTTACCCTGGCAGCAACTATGAAGGGTGGTTCGACGATGTTGGAGATGTAACAAAAGCCAACGAGGAAGAATATTCCTTGCGGTTCACTGTAGACACCAAATGGACCCCGGCAATAGACTTTTTCGTAAGACTGGCAAAAGATAAAGGATTTAAACTTTTCTATGCTGCCGAAGAACCTGGCTGCGAGCTTTATCAAACCAATGATGTTAACGGAGAGTTCTACGACGAAAGATATGTCTTGTATTGCAGCTGGGGCGAAATAACCTATTATAGTTCAAAGGAAGATTTAGTTGACGGAATAGCGTTTATGTTCAAAAGACAAGGTTATAAGGTTTTCAACAAAGAAAGCGCAATGGAATGCAGCATTAAGGAACTTGAAAAAATTGGCAGAATATTCCTGGTAGACGGAACTAACACATGGTTTGACATAGGAGAATTTGAAATAGTTCCTACCGATGAGCAATAGAAAGGTAGTGGTTAACGTGAAAACATTGTATTTTGAAGATGCTGGATGGGAAAAGGCAGAGCGCAGCATCAACACCATAGGCAACTGCCGTGTTAGAACAGCATTTCACCTCGATAACGGCAAGGGCGTTTATCTTGAAATTGTTTGCGGTGAAATGCTTGGCGAAAGAAAGAAGCTTTATGGAGGCTTGCAGTATGTAGGCTTCGTAGACTTCTTATTCTACATTACGGATGAAGAGCCGAATGATGACTGCAATAAGCATAAATTGCCGGATATGCGTAATACTCATTTTGCTTATGACTTCGATTCGATTCTTGCTTTTGTTAACAGCTTAGGAGCGTCATTTGATAATATATGTGTGCTTCCAAATCTAGCTGGATACAGAGTACATTCGGATGACAGAAAAAAGCGATACAACTATGCTGATGAGTTTACGCCAGACTGGGAAGTTGTTAGGAGAGCAGAAGAAATTTACGAGCACTTCTATAAGTTGGAGCAATCCGAAGGCAAGAAATTTCCTAACTTCTCTCTGTACAATGACGAAGGCAACAAGACAAAGCTTTACTTGATCAGGCATTATAACGGCTATAATAAGAAATGGCTCATTGATGTGTCAAGCGATTCGTGGTTAAAAACGATGATTGAAGTATCTTAACAAAAAGCCTGCGGGAAATCTCGCAGGCAATATTTTTATAAAAGATTATATTGATTGCATAAAGAGAACGCTGTATAATGATAAGAGATATAATAATTAAGGTGGTGCTACTATGTCAATAGAAAATAAAATCAAGGTATTAATCGCTTCAACAGGAAAAAACCAGGCTACATTAGCTAGGGAAATGGGCATTACTCCAATGTCCCTGAACTACAAGGTTAAAAAATGCAAATCACTTAAGCTTCTGCTGGAACTTGCAACTGCCTGTGACTTTGAGGTAGTTCTGCGCAAGCGTGACGGCAGTATTGAGTGTGAGGTAACTAGAGAAGATTTAGAAGAAAACTAACATTTCATAAAGAAAACTCTTTATAAAAGCAGAGAAATACAGTATAATATAATTGTAGGGAAGATAGAAAGCCTACAAGAAAGGAAGTCGGTTAAGATGTTAGAAAAGAAAATCGCTGCTTTAAAGAATATGAGTAAAGAGGAATTAGTGAAAGAGTATGAAAAAATGGTAATGTACAATACTCAACACCTGGAAGCTTGCTTGGGTAAATCTGGTCAGTATGAAGAAGCAATTAAGGCGGAAATTCTCAGCCGCATGAATTAAGGAGGGAGGAAATCATGAAGATAGGTCAAGTCGAGTTCACCTGGCGTGCACATCGTCAGGCGTGTGTTGTAAAAATCGGCGGTGAACAAAGAGTTTTCCGCTTCAATAAGAAAACGACTCGTAAGGAGCTGTTTGCGAAAATTCGCTCCTTAATTGCAGAAGCAGCTGGTACCCAAAAGGTTTGCCAGCATTGCGGTAAGCATTACTTCGGTGTAAACTCGCACAACTTCCTGTGCGGTGACTGTGCTCAGAAAGCTGCTGACATACATCGTGAAGGTGTTGGCAATATTAAAGAGTTTTCCTTCAGTGAAGCTTTACAGTACATTCCTGAGGGCGTTAATCCAATCGAATATGAGCGTAAAATCGACGCAGAAATTCGCGCGGAACGTCAAGCGTTGGTAGACTTGTGGAAACAAGATGACCAAGCGTGGAATTTGTACTGCTACGGAAAGAGGGCGAGCAAATGAAGTACGAAGTAACTTTTTCATGCGGTCACACCGGAACGGTACAGCTGTACGGCAAAGGTGATGAGCGTGAACGTAAGATTCGTTATTTTGAAGAATATGGCGTATGCTCCGAGTGTTACAAAGAGCGCCGTGCTATAGAAGCAGAAATTGGCTGCAAACATGTAACAATGTTCTACAGGACATATAAAACTGATTATAGTTTCTGCGACGTTTTAAACGATTCTTACGATAAGCAGGAAAAAACTATTACGGTGTTAGTTCCGGAAGCGTTGGCAGATTTTATAGATGCTAAAAATGAGGGCGGTGCTACACTGTTTAATGTAGCTATTAAGATTGCTACCAATAACAAAAACAAGGAAGGAAAGCATTACGCAGAGTGCTATGAGATAGTCAAAGCCTATATCAAGGAACACGCAGACTTTGCCAAAGAATTACAGGCGTATATGCAACAACAATATAGATAAGCAAACCGAAAGGGCGTGATCATTTGAAGCCGGAAGATATTATCAAGTCTTACAATGCCGAAGGCAGCATTAAAAAAGTAGCTGCACTGTTTCGCGTTTCAGAGCAGAAAGTCAGAAAGGTTCTCATTGATGCCGGAGCATATGAAAGTGATATGTCCATACAGGTCAATGATTTGCATGAGCAAGGTTACAGCGTAGAGAACATAGTCGAAAAGTTGCGTGTAAGCAAGAGCACTGTTTCAGCATATCTGCCATACACCAAAGGCGTGTATCTTGGCGAAAATCCTTCCAGCAATGCTCTTAAAATAAGAAAGTGCAGAGCTAAAAATGGATAAACCTTTACATGATTTGCTAAATGAGTATATAGCAGCTTATAGCAAAGGTGAAGATAACCTAAGAGCGTTTTGGGAGTATGTTATAAGCATAGGAGCTTATGAACAGATGCGCCAGCTTGCTGTATACCAGGATGTTATTTTTAGCTACAAGAAAGACCAAACAAAGCCTGCCTGTAATGGCTACTGTGAAAAAGCCTACACAGCCGAAGATGCAGAGTTTGCCAGGATACAAATAGAGCACCTTTTAAAATCATGTCAGTAAGGTGTCATTTACAAGGCAATTAAAGGAATGATATAATTAAGATGCAACAGTTGGATGATAAACCCTTCTCCTAAAAATATGTTGTGTACTCAAAAAGCCGCCTACAAATGTAGACGGCTTTTTAGGTGTGTAAAATATAACTGATGTTTTATAAAGAAAACTCTTTACAAAAATAGCAAAATGTAGTATAATATAAATGTAAGGGAGATAAGAAAACCTACAAAATAAAGAGTGAAGGAAGTCGGTTAACATGAAAAATATTTTTGAAGAAGCTTATCAAAAGGAACTCCAAGCAATAGCTGCGTTTGATGCAGCAAAAAATGACGAAGAAAAAGAAAAAGCCAGAGAGCTTCATAATGAAACCTTTGGACAGATAGGTAGCCTTGGAGAATTTGCTGTTCACATTTGGCGCGAATATGAAAACTCTAGAGAACATGGCAACCTCAACCTTGATCTTTCCGAAATTGTTTGGGACCGTCAAGTTCCTAAAATAGTGGCTTGCATGAAAGCAAACGGAATTGAAAGATTCACCTTTTCAGGTACCTACACTGAAGCAATTAGAACTGCTTGGCTGTTTCAGCAAGAAGGTTGCGTTCTTGAAGGATTTGTTGAAATCAACAGCAGATATACCGATGCTTATGGAGATAGCTTAAAAGTTCCTGCGTTACAGTTTAGAGTAAAATAAAAGCAAGGCGGTACAAAAAAGTACCGTCTTTTTATAATTGTTTTTGAAAAAACACTTTACAAATAAACAAAACTGTAGTATAATATAAGTATAGAAAGGAGGTACAAAACGTGGATGAGGATTTTAAAAATGCAGCTGAAACTGTTTATTTCCTGGTAAACGCTATATTGGTAGCAATGCAAATACAGGAAAAAATTAAAAAACAGCAAAAAAAAGCAGCAAAAAAGCCCCCTGTAAATCGCAAGAGCAAGAAGCGTAAATAAAGAGGGCAGCAGGTAGGACGAGCAATCGTCCTCCTGCCTATATTCTACCACGTTTTAACAAAAATGAAAATACTAATTTGGTTGTTCACTATTGGCATTGTAGTCGAAGCAGTAAGAAATTTTCCTCAAATGAGCCTGCATGAATGGGTATTGTGGGCGCATGGCTTAGCTAGTGGAATTGTAGTGTTGTATTGGTGGATAAGTAGGAGTTAACATGGAAAGTAAAAAATGGGGCGGTGTTCGTGAGGGAGCAGGCAGACCGAAAGGAAAGACTGCTGCTGGCGAACGCAAGGGACGCAATATTAGAGCGTTCGATGATGAATGGGAGCTTATAAAGCAATTCGCAAAAATCGTCAAAACTGACCGTCAGCGAGCGGAAGAGTTGCTAAAATTATTATAGTTTTATTGGACAGTGTAAAAAAACACTGTCCTTTTTTATTGTAAAAAGATGGAGGTACATCATGGATTTAAGAAACAAAATTACATTAATGGCGTTAACAGACATTATACCGTATGAAAACAACCCAAGAAACAACGAAGAAGCTGTTGAAAAGGTTGCCAACTCCATTAAAGAGTTCGGCTTTAATCAGCCTATCGTAGTTGACAAGGATAATGTTATCATCGTTGGTCATACACGCTATCTTGCTGCTCAGGAGCTAGGTTTAACTGAAGCTCCGGTAATTGTTGCCGGAAACTTATCAGATGAGCAGGCAAGAGCTTATCGCCTGGCAGATAACAAAACAGGCGAACTTGCTGGCTGGGATTTTGAAAAGCTGGCGTTAGAGCTGGAACAAATCGAAAGTTTAGATATGGGTGAGTTTGGGTTTGAATCACATGATTTAGGCGGCGAAATAGGGGATTTTTTTGAGAATGCTCCTGCATCCAACGGGAATGAGCATAAGCCTAAAACTGTTACCTGTCCGCATTGCGGTGAAGAATTTGAAATATGAAACTGTATTTGGCTGGCGGTATGGGCTACCGTGAGTTACTATTTGGGGGGGCAATAATGGATTTGTATCTTGCAATAGGCGGTGGACAATGGAATAAATATGTTGCTCCTACGTTAAAAAATTGGAATGGTGAACATAATGAAAATATTCTTAGCGGCAGCCGGGGGGGGATGGAACTGGTTCCAAAGAGCATTTTGGCCAGATCAAGAGAACATAAAAGCAAAGGAGAGCATCCCTAAAATGAAAATTCATCTTGCAGGGGGAGAAAGCAGAGCCGAAATTTTGGCTGAAGAATCAAAAGTTCTTCGACCGTATATCCTTGAATCTTTCCTTATGACAACGCCGAAATCAGTACAATACTTGCCACTGTATAGTGATTATATGCTCGATTCTGGAGCATTCAGCATGTTGATGGGCAATGCGAAAAAAGTTGATTTAAAAACTTATGTAGATTCTTATATTGCGTATATCCAAAAATACAATGTGCAGAAATTTTTTGAGCTTGACATTGACCCTATTGCAGGCTACGAAGAAGTTTTGAAAATCAGAAAATACATTGCTGAAAAAGTTGGAAGGTCACCGATTCCTGTATGGCATAAAAGCCGTGGCATGAAAGATTTTATTGAAATGTGCAAGCGGTATAAGTATGTTGCAATAGGCGGTTATGTTAGCGGCGAATTTACAAAAGGTGAAGTTGAAAAATTTCCTTTGCTTATCAAAGAAGCACACTCGCATGGAGCTAAAATTCACGGTTTGGGATTTACTCAATTAAAATATTTGCCGCGCTTTCATTTTGACAGTGTAGATTCTACTGCGTGGGTATCTGGAAATAGATTCGGGGCAGTATATAAGTTCGATGGAAAAACGATGGTTAAATATAATAAGCCTACTGGTATGCGAGTAAAAAATAAAGAAGTAGCTATTAATAATTTTGTAGAATGGGTAAAATTCCAAGAGTATGCAAAGACTCATTTTTGAAAAGAGGTAATAACAAATGAAAAAAGCAGTTGTTTTATTAAGCGGCGGTGTAGATAGCACTACTTGTTTAGCTATTGCAGTCAAAAAATATGGTACAGAAAAAGTTTTGGCCTTATCTGCTTTTTATGGACAAAGGCATAAAAGAGAAATTGAAAGCGCAAGAAAAGTCGCTGCTTTTTATGGTGTAGAGCATAAAGAAACTGATTTGTCGCTGGCGTTCTCTATGAGCGATTGCCCATTGCTGGCTAAAAGCAAGCATGATATTAAACATGAATCCTATGCAGAACAACTTAAAGAGCTTGGCGGCGAAGGTACTGTTGATACTTATGTACCATTCAGAAACGGTTTATTACTTTCTTATGCGGCGGCTGTTGCTGTAAGCGTAGAAGCAGAAACTATTTATTATGGCGCTCATGCTGACGATGCAGCAGGGAGAGCTTATCCAGATTGTACGCCCGAATTCGCTGACTATATGAATAAGGCAATTTTCGAGGGCAGTGGACGAACCACACATCTTGAAGCACCGCTTATCAATCTAAATAAAGCAGGCGTTGTTAAGCTTGGATTAGAGCTTAACGCACCATATCAGTTTACATGGAGCTGCTACGAGGGCGGAGAAAAGCCTTGCGGAACTTGCGGAACGTGTATTGACCGTGCGATGGCATTTGAAGCTAACGGCGTGAAAGACCCTGCGTTGGAGGATTAATATGTATACAGTAACAAAACGATTAGAAATTTCGGCAGCACACCAACTTTCTTTAAATTATGAAAGCAAGTGTAAAAATTTACATGGCCATAATTGGATTATCTACGTAACATGCCAAAGCGAAACCTTAGACGCTAACGGCATGGTAGTAGATTTTAAGCATATCAAAAACATTGTTTCTGATGTACTTGATCATCAATACTTAAACGACGTGTTACGATGCAATCCGACGGCAGAAAACATTGCTCGTTGGATTTGCGAAAAAGTTCCGCATTGCGTTAAGGTGTCGGTACAGGAAAGCGAAGGGAATGTTGCTGTGTATGAAATATAATGTGGTGGAAATATTTAAAAGTATCGAAGGAGAAGGAAAGCGAACCGGCTATCCTTCTGTATTTGTTCGTTTGGCTGGCTGCAACCTGCGTTGTAGTTATTGCGATACAATCTATGCTCAACGATTCGCAGATGCTGCCAGCAGTTTTAATGAGCAGGAGCTTATGGATGAGATAAGCGAGTATAACTGCAAGCGTGTAACGATTACCGGCGGCGAACCGCTCCTACACGACTTACAGCCACTCATTGAGCTGCTACACAAAGCCAAATATGAGGTAAATATCGAAACAAATGGTGCTGTACCGCTTTACAAAAAAAGGTTAAGCGGTATTTTTTATACCATTGATTACAAGTGCGGCACGTCTGGCGAATCTAATAAAATGCTAATGGATAATTACAAGCACCTTAACGCAAAGGACGTTATAAAATTTGTAGTTGGCAGCAAAGAAGATTTTAACGACGTAGACCAGGTGCTTGACTATTGCAAAAAAATCAAATGCCAGGCAAAAGTTTACATCTCGCCAGTGTGGGGCGCAATCGAACCTGCGGAGCTTGTAGAGTACGCAAAAGAATCGCCGCATAACATCTGCGTACAAGTGCAGCTTCATAAAATTATTTGGGATAAAGATAAAAGGGGCGTGTAACATGGACGCTAAAAAGCTAGAACAAGCCGCAAGGCTTATTATTGAGGGCATCGGCGAAAACCCGAACCGAGAGGGACTTCTTGAAACTCCTAAACGGTTCGCAAAAATGCTAATGGAGCAATTAGAGTACGCCAGTATTAGTAACGACGAAATCGCAAAAAAATTCAACAAATGCTTTTCCTGCGATAATGATGATATGGTAGTGCTAAAAGGCATCAACTGCTTTTCTTATTGCGAGCACCATATCGCACTCATGTATAACATGACTGTTGATGTAGGCTATATCCCTAACGGTAAAGTTATCGGCATTAGCAAAATTGCACGTATTACTGACGCAGTAACAAAACGTCTACAAATTCAAGAGCGTATCGGCAAGGAAATTCGCGACATTCTTACAAAAATTTTAGGGACAGAGGACGTTATTGTAGTTATTCAAGGCGAACACTCTTGTATGACTGCTAGAGGAATTAAAAAGCCAGGAGTAAAAACAAAGACTGCTTCTTGTGGTGGACAATTCTTGGTAAACGCCGAACTGCGAAAAGAATTTTACCTTGTAGACAGCAAATAAAACCTAAAGAAAGGACAGGTGTTTTAATGTGCCAGCACGAGGAAATGTTAGCAATTTAAGGCCTGTCCGAAGCAAGGATGAAGCAAGGAAAAGAGGAACTGTTGGCGGCAAAAAATCCGGTGAAATAAGACGGGCGAAAAAAAACTTACAGCAGATAGCAAAAACGATACTTGAATCACAAGTACACGACGATAAAGCAAAAAGCTTTTTACACGCTTTCGGCTTAGACGAGCAAGATCAAAACTATCAAGCCTTAATGATAGCAAAGTTGCTTAACAAAGCTTTAAAAGAAAGTGATGTTAATGCAATTCGCACTCTTGCTACATTGGCAGGAGCTGACGGAGGTATATTGTCGCTGGCGGAAGATGCAAGCGTTGAAACAATAGACGCTTACCAATCTATCTACATTCCAAATAACGGCAGAGATACATTTGAGCCTCTGTATCTAACTCCGCAACCGGGACCGCAAACAGCTTTTATGTGTTCTTCTGCTGACATAGTGATTTATGGTGGAGCAGCTGGCGGCGGAAAAACCTTTGCACTTCTCCTGGAAGGATTAAGGCATAAAGATATAGCAGGATTTAGCGGCGTTGTGTTTCGAAAAAATTATACTCAAATCACAGCTTCAGGCGGTTTGTGGGATGCTGCTAACAAAATATATGGACAAGTGCAAGGCGCAAAACCCAAGAAAACTCCAAAACTACATTGGTTTTTTAGTCCTAGTGGAGCAAGAATTCATTTTGCGCATTTGGAGCGTGACGAAGATTTGCAAGGCTGGCAAGGCTCAGAAATCTGCTATCTAGCTTTTGACGAGCTGACTCATTTTAGCCGTCACCAATTTTTGTACATGCTTTCTCGTAACCGTTCAACGTGTGGTATCCGTCCTTATGTAAGAGCGACGTGCAACCCGGACAGCGATAGTTGGGTAGCTGATTTTATTTCTTGGTGGATAAATCAAGATACAGGCTATCCTATTTATGAGCGCAGCGGTGTTGTGCGTTATATGTGCGTCCTAAATGATACGATTTATTGGGGAAGTAATCCGCATGAACTCGCAAAGGAACACGGCGTAAATGTCGAAGAATGCAAGTCGGTTACGTTTATAGCGTCTAAACTGACAGACAACAAGGTTTTAATGGCTAAAGACCCGTCGTACATGGCTAACCTTAAAGCGTTGGCAGAGATTGACAAAGAACGTCTTTTATATGGCAACTGGAAAATCCGTCCTGCTGCTGGCATGTACTTCAAAACAGAAAACTTCACTTTTGTTGATGCTGCACCCAAAAATATCGTTGCTTATGCACGTTCCTGGGACTTGGCAGCAACAGAGCCTACGCCGCTTAACCCAGATCCGGACGCAACAGCAGGCGTGTTAATGGGACTGCTTGACGATGGCAGAGTAATCGTTCTTGATGTGAAACGCAAGCAGATAAAGGCGAATGACGCTAGGAATCTTCTGCGTAACATGGCAGCGATTGACCATGGTAAATATAAATTCGTACAAATCACCATACCGCAAGACCCAGGGCAGGCAGGCAAGGCGCAAGCTCAAAGTCTTGTATCAATGCTTGCAGGATATTCGGTAGAGATTGTATCGCCGACAGGCAGCAAAGAGGTTCGTGCTACTCCATTTGCTTCACAGGTGCAAGCAGGAAACGTCCTTATCCTTAAAGGTGAATGGAATGATATGTATCTGTCAGAACTTGAATCGTTCCCGGAAAGCAAGCATGATGATATGGTGGATGCGTCAAGTGATGCGTTTAACAAGCTCATGAATTCACGCAGCTGGGGCGGCTTAACGAGCTAGGAGGAATAATGGTAAAAAGAAAAGATAATTCAATTCGTGCAGATAGCGGCTTTAAAGATGCTTTCATTGCACGTAAAGCTCGAAATTATGAAGGTCTGCTAAATGAGCGAAAGCTTACAGACCTGACGTTGGCTACAATGTACAGGAACGCCCTTGTGCGCAGGATTGTTACACTTGTTGCCGATGATGCTATGAAGAATTTTATAGAAATCGAAGGCGATTCTGACGATTGTATCTTGCAGGAGCTTGAAACGCTGTTTGTTCAGGAAAAGCTTACAGAAGCTTTATATTGGGACAGACTGTTCGGTATGTCTTGTGCTCTTATCCTTGCTGACGATGGGCAGGAATTAAGCGAGCCTATTAATATCAACCGTTTACGCAGGATTAACGGATTAGAAATTTTTGACAAGCGAGATATTTACCCGGACACCACCTCAATTTATCTTGATACTGATATTCGAGATGCGAACTTTGGCAAGCCGGAGTTTTACATGATTTCGCCACCAAACGGAAATCAGTTTAAGGTACACAGAAGCAGACTGCTTATTTTTGACGGCGAAATGCTGCCGAAGATAGAGCGTATTGCTAATAATGGTGCTGGCTTATCCTGCCTGGATGGTGTTCCGGCTGCGCTAAACCGTGTAAAAACTGCAATGAATAAAACAATCGACATAATGGACAAGGTTAGCACGTCGCTGTTAAAGCTTGAAGGTTTAAGCAATTTGCTGGCAAGAGAGGACGGCACGCAAGCTGTTATTCGGCGTTTAGAGCTGATAGACTACTCACGCAGAATTAATGGCAGTGTAGCCGTTGACAAGGAAGATGAATACGGCATTTTCAACATTCCGCTCACAGGCTTGACGGATATTATTCAAGAGTTTGAGCAGGCTTTATGCGCTGTTACCGGGTATCCGTTTACTGTATTGTTTGGGCGTTCTCCAGCTGGCATGAACAGCACAGGCAAGAGTGACTTGCAGATTTACTACGATACAGTCAGACGTATTCAACGCAGGAAAATTCGTCCTGCGTTAGAGTATCTTGTGAGACTTATTCAGCTTGCGAAAGAAGGGCCGACCAACGGCAAGGAACTTGAAAAGTGGAGCATTAAGTTTAAGGCAATCGAACCGCTAAATGATCTGGAGCAAGCCAATGTTGACAAGACACAGGCGGAAGTAAGAGCTGCCGTTGTTAAGCTTGTTTTTGACTTGGTTGATAATCAACTGTTAGACGCAACGCAAGCACGCCAATACCTTAAAGAGCGTGGGGATATTCCAGTTACAGAAAGTGAGCTGGATTTAGATGATGAAGAAACAGAAGAAATCGATACGCTACCTTAAAGTAAAGAAGCGTCCGAAATATCCAAAGAATTTTGAGCGTGATTATTATCGCGTCCTCAGAGCCGTTGTAAGACGTTTAAAAAGTGCCACGAATAACAATATACCTATGCTGGCATATTCGTTGCGCCAGGACGATGACAGCACTGTTACAGATGCTTTCGTTCAGGCGATACTTGTCGAGCTTTTAAAGAGCATGACTATCGAGGATGCTATAAGCGAATTAGAGCTTATTCTTGCTGGCGTGTCCAGCGTTGTTGATGCTAATGTTATTAGTGCTTTTGCAGAAGCAGTCAGCGTTGATGTGTTTCTAAATGATTCAGCCTTACTTGATACAGTAAAAGCGGAATGGAAAGCGCAGCAGAGCAGGCTTGTGGACAGCATAGTAAATACCTACATCGAAAAACTGCAAATTATTGTTAGCAATGCTGTTCAGCGTGGCACTGCTATGAGTGAAGTTAAAGAAGAAATCAAGGTACTGCTTAACACTACCGACAAGCGGGCGAAATTTATCGCAAGGAACGAGGTAGGCAATCTAAACGGCATTATAACAATGCGTAGACAGGTTGATTGTGGCATAGGGGTGTATCAATGGTCATCGTCACATGATGAACGTGTTAGACCTTCTCATGCTGAAATGGATGGAAAATACTTCTATTGGAACAGCGACAAGGTGGGTGAGATTAACGGCATAAAGGTTTATCCTTCTCCAAAATATCATCCGTGTATGGATTATAACTGCCGTTGCGTAGCATTACCTGTTATTGACCTGGAGCAATGGAACATGACAACAGCAGTTCCAATGAGTAGGGTGGATGTAAAGAAAAGTAAAGAATTAAGTTAGAAGGCATATGCAATTTGTCGCATATGCTTTTTATATACCCCAAAATAAGGAGGTGAATTTTTTGGGAAGTGTACAACGATATGAACGTATTGATTCATGGATGTTTGTTAGCGGTGCAGTTACTGACGCTGACGGCTTCTTGCGTGATTCTCCAATCGTGGCACGTACTGGCATCTATATCTACCAACAGCCAGACGGGACTATTAGACGAGAGTACAGACCGCCGGAGGAAGTATTTGATGCTGACAGTGAAGCAAGTTTTGTCGGCAAGCCTATTGTGGTAGGACATCCTGCCAGCGGCATTGTAAACAGTGATACCGCACAAGATTTAGCCATTGGTACAATTCTGTCCAGTGGCTATCCGAAGGACGAAACAAATATTGCCTGTGACATTGTTATTCATAATCCCTCTGCCATCGGTGAAAAGCGTGGCTTGTCTTTAGGTTACAGAGTAGATGTTGAAGAAACTCCAGGCACCACACCTGACGGACAGCAATATGATGCTATCCAACGCAACATCCGTATCAATCATTTAGCCGTTGTTGATAGGGCACGTGCCGGAGCAAAAGCACGGCTTAATCTTGACGGTGACGAAATTATCGAAGGAGTAGAAATGAAAATGAAAATTAAAATTGATTCTGTTGATTTTGAAGTTGACGAGAAAATTGCCAATTACGTCAACTCTTTGCAAAGCAAAGAAGAAAACGCTCGTGTAAAGCTTGATACTGCTAACACTGAGCTTAAAACTGTAAAAGAACAAAATACCACTCTTAAAGCTGATGCTGACGCTTTGAAAGCTAAAGCTGATGCAATGACCGCAGAACGTGATGCTTTGAAAGCTAAAGTTGATGCTGCTGACGCTGAAAAAGAGAAAGCTGTAAAAGAGGCTGTTAAAGCTGTAAAGGCTGATATGCAGGAACGTGCGGAGCTGGAAGAAACCGCTAAAATTGCTAAGGTTGAAAAAACCGATGGCTTGACCAACGCTGAGTTAAAAGAAGGCATTGTTAAAGCTGCATTTGGTGAAAGCTTTAAGCTTGACGGCGTATCCGAAGCCTATATTAACGGAGCATATTCTGCTGCTAAAGAGATGCTTCGCAATGATAACGCAAAAAATCAAGCCTTAAAAGCTAAAGGCGGTGCTGAAAAGCAAGAAACTAAGAATGATTCTGCTAACGATGCACGTAGCCGCATGATTGCACGTATGCGTGGCGAAGAATAAAGAAAGAGGTGAATACAATGGCAATTACTAATTATGCATTAACCATGGACAAAGCTTTTGCAGGTGCGCTGTATGATTTGTCCTCTCATACTGTAGATTCCTTTGCTGTTGAAGAAGCTGACGGTATTGGCGTTGCTTGCGCCGTTATCCGTGGCACTGACGCAGAGCATCAGGTAAAATCTCCGTCCGCATCTGGTGACGGTGCGAAAGTTATCGGCGTTACTTTGCATACCCATATTGAGCCGCCTGAAGCAGGCAAAAAATATTATCCGCAAAATTACACTGTTCCTGTTGTAACTAAAGGTCGTGTATGGGTAACTACCGGAGGTGCGGTTAACGCAGGCGACGAAGCTCATCTGAAGCTTGCTGACGGCACTTTCGTTAAAGATGCTGTTGCTGCTGGCACCATCGAAGCTCTTGGCTGCGGTGCTAAATTTATTACTTCCTGTGATAAAGCAGGCTTGGCAGTTATCGAAATTGGTTAATTAGAAAAGAAGAGGTGAAATAGTAATGACTCAAATGCACTATGATGAATTAGACCTGAATGTTATTGAGCGTTGCGACGGCTTGCGTAAAGACGCAGGTGATACTATTTTCGTTGCAAAAGAACTTGAAGCTGTAAAAGCAAAAACCTATGACCAGAAATTCGCTAATCTGAATGCGCTGAAACTGTTTGATGTGTCCTCTGACGTTGACCCCGGCGCTGACACTATCAGCTATCAGTCCTTGGGTTCTGTTGGCATGGCAAAGACTATCGCCAACTATGCAACCGACTTTACTCGTGTAGATGTACTGGCTGAAGAACACATTGCTAAAGTTATTGCTGGCGGTGCAGCATATGGCTACACCATGCAGGACTTGCGCCGTGCTGCTATGGCAAGAAAACCGCTGACTGCTCGCAAGGCTATTGCTGTTCGCCGTGCTCTCGACGAATATATTAACCGCATTGCATTCCATGGTGATGCTAAACATGGCGTTGTAGGCTTGCTGGATAATCCTAACATTGGCAACTACACTGTTGCTGCTGATGGTGCTGGTGGTACTGGTTCTTCTACCAAATTCAAAGACAAAACCGCTGTGCAGATTCTGCGTGATATGAACGGCATTATCAATTCTGTTAGCAAGCAGACCAATGACGTAGAAAACCCGAATACCCTGGTACTGCCGCCAGACCAGTACAACTACATTGCTTCCACTCCGTATTCTGATGTTGTTGCGGATTCCATTCTGTCTGTTTTTAAACGCAATAACCCGGATGTAACCGTATTGAAAGCCAATGAGCTGACTGGCGCAGGTGTAGGCGGCTTGGATATGATGATTGCATACGTTAAAGATGCAGACCATCAAACCCTGGAAATTCCGCTGCCGTTCACTCAGCACACTATTCAGCAAAAAGGCTTGGAATTTGAAGTCCCCTGCGAGGTTCGTACCGCTGGCGTGTTGATTTACTATCCGCTGTCCATGAACAAGGCTTCTGGCATCTAATTTGACTATATACTGCCCTTTCGCATGAGAGGGCGTTTTCTTTTTAGGAGGAACACAAATGAAAGTTAAAAACATCTCTAAAGCTGTAATTAATATCGACGGTAAATATATCATGCCTGATCAGTGCGGCATCGTTGGTGATGAATGGGGCGAAAACATTATTGTAAAAGCCTACATCAAAGAACAAATGATTACTGTTGAGAAAGGCAATGCTAAAGAAGCAAATGTTGATGATATGGCAGCAGACCTTGCAGGACTGTCCGCTGAATCCAGCAAGCGTTCTTTAACTGCTTTCGCTAAGAAGTACAATATTAATGTAGAGGGTGCAGAAACTGCTGAAGATATTTATTCCGTTATTTTTGCTTTTGTAAGCATGGCAAAGAAAAATGTTAACGGAAACTAAAGATAAAATAAAGCAAGCTTTTTCTGTTATCTGCCCCGAACTTCTTCTTACTGATGAAGAAATAGAAGTCTACATTAATCTTGTTTCGCCTATGCTGTCAGAAAGTGTTTTTGGCAATATGTATATCACAGCATTTGCTTATCTTATGGCTCATCACGTTGTCCTGCGTCAGCTTATTGCGCAGCATGGAGAAAACGGCTCGGCTGATGTTGGTATCACAGGCTCTGTAACGTCGGAAAAAGAAGGTGACTTGCAACGTTCATATGGTGACAAGTCAGCTTCTTTCGATATGTTGGACAAGACGTACTATGGCATTGAATTTAAACGTCTGCGCTCTATGTGCGTTGTTTCGATAGTAACAAGATTGGATAATGAGTTATGAGTAGAGTAGAGGATAAAGATTTAGGTTTAAACCGTATCATACGAACACTAAACAAAGACCTTGACGGTGTTGTGGTTAAGGTTGGTGTACAAGCTAAAGACAAAGCTATACGGCGAGGGAAAGGCGGAAGCATTCGCAACACTGACCAGCCGTTGGCTGTTATTGCAGCGATACATGAATTTGGACTGGGCGATATGCCCCAACGTTCTTTCCTGCGTTCTGCGTATGATGAAAATTTGCCTATGATTGACAAAATGATTCAACGTGTTGCCAATGGTGCTGTATTTGGACTAGGAACAAACGCTGCTCTTAATCAGCTGGGCAATGTTGTACAAGGTATGGTTCAAAGAAAAATCGTCGACGGACCGTTTGTTCCGAACTCTCCTGCTACAATAAAGCGCAAAAAAAGCTCTAAACCATTAATCGATACCGGGCATCTGCGACAATCAATTCGCTATGTCATTGAAAGAAAAGGTGGTAATCATGAGTAGTTTTCGCAAGCTGATAACTGTTCTGCGTTACAACGGCAGTCCTGAACTGCTTGCCAACGGAACCTATATGTATCCTACACCACAAGAATTTAAAGTGTTAGCCAGTGTGCAGCCGCTTAAAGCTAATGAAATGATGTTACTTCCTGAAGGTAGCAGGACGGCTAGAGCGGTAAAAGTATATACTGACAAGGAACTTTATGTTGATGACCAACGAACAAATACAATGGCTGACCGCTTTAAATGGCGTGAAAAGCTTTTTGAAGTAGTTGCCAGCGATATTTTTCAAAGTGATGTTATTAACCATTACCGTGCATATGCAGTAGAGGTGAGCGAATTTTGAAAGAAGCTAATACTCGTACTGACGTATTGAATTTTTTTATTTCAGTATTACAAAAAATATATTATCCGATTCCGATTCGCAGAGCAAAAATGAAACCTCCGGCTGTAAATGAATTAAACATCGTCGTTGACCTTCTGGCTGAACGCAGTATAGGGAACGAAGTTGTTTTTTTATCTAAAACAGCACAGTACAGCAATGCTGGTATCATTGAAGCGACTTTAAACATACAAGCTATCGGCGATGGTGCTGTTGAACTTCTGTCGAAGCTTAAACTTTATCTCGAAATGCCAGATATGATTAACTTGTATAATTCTGCAAATGTGGCTATAAACAGTGTCGAGCAAGTGCAAGACATTACAACTTCATTGGATGGCAGGACGTGGCAGGAACGAGCGTCGGTTGATTTGACTGTTTCGTACTGCCGCGAGCTGCTTAGCCAGGGTGCAGAATGGTTTAACAAATTAGAAATAAACGGCACTACGAATAACGGCAAGGATAAAGAAGAACGCCCTGCTGTAGATGGTGAAATTGTAAAAGTTGAAATCATGGGAGAATTAGAAAATTAAGGAGATGAAAATATGGCAAATATCGACAGATTAGTCAATGTGCAGATTGCTTTGAATACTACAGGTATTTCATCCAATGGCTTTAATACACTGATGATTGTATCTGCACATGAGCACGCTGCTCCGGCGTATGTATTGACCATTACGGACGCTGACCAGCTTTTAGATTTAGGGTGGAACGCTGATGATGCTGTATATAAAGCTGCATTACAGGCTTTTAGCCAGATTCCGCATTATGAAAAGGTTAAAATCGGTAGAATGAATTCTGATAGCTCCGCTGCTGATAATATGAATAAGATTTGTGCTGTTGACAATGATTGGTATGGCTTGTGCTATGTTGAACGCACATCTGCAAAAATCATGGAAATGGCAGAATGGGTTGAAGCTCATACAAAATTGTATGGAACATCTGTCGCCGAAGCTGATGCATTGCAAGCTGGCGTTGCAACAGATACAGGCAGTAAACTGAAAGCGAAAAATTATTATCGCACTTTTATTTTTTATCATAAGGAAGCAGAAAAGGAATTTCCTGAAGCAGCTGTAATGTCCAGATGCTTTACTGTATATCCCGGTGGTGAAACATGGGCAAATAAAAAGCTTTCCGGCATTACAAACGATGATTTAACCGAAACAGAATATCTTGCATTGACTGCCAAAAACTACAACACCTTTGAAAACTTCTCGGAGAATGTCAGCATTACTCAAAATGGCAAGACTTGTGCTGGTGAATGGATTGACGTTATCCGTTTCCGTGACTGGCTCGTCGAAACTATTAAAACCGAAGAATTTGCAATGCTTATTAATCGTGAGAAATTGCCGTACACTGATGCTGGCATTGCGCTTGTCGAAGGTGTGCTGAACAAAGTGTTAAAGCTTGGTCAAGACCGTGGCGGTATCGCTCCGACTGAATATGATGATGATGGCAATAGAAATCTTGGCTACACTATTACAGTTCCTAAAGCTGCTAATATTAGCGCAAACAAGAAAGCGCAAAGAGTTCTTGACGATGTAAAGTTTACTGCTCGTCTGGCAGGTGCTATCCATGCTGTCAACATTAAAGGTTCTTTGACATATGAGAATCTTATTCAGAAAGCTTAAAGGAGGGTAACAAATGGCAAGAGTAAAAACATACGACCCGAAGAAAGTTAAGGTACTGTTCGGCTCTCTTATCTTAACAGGCGTTGACGAAGGTACTTTTATTAATATCGAAACGCAAGGTGACGGAATTTCCGCTATTGTCGGCTGTGACCAGGAAATTGTCCGCAGTATTGACCCGTCCTCTGTCTTAAAGCAAATCACTGTTACTCTGTTGCAGTCCAGCTCCAGCAATGCAGCATTAAGCTTGATTCAAGATGCAGACAATCAAAGCGGCGCTGGCTTGCTGCCGTTAACTATTAAAGATTTGAGCGGTGACAGCGTTATGGTTAGTGATCAGGCATGGATTGTCAAGAAACCTAATTTCCAACGTGGTAAATCTGCTTCTGACGGAAAATGTGAGTGGGTTTTTATGGCTGTTGTTCCCGATGAAGCATTTTTAGTTGGCGGTCACAGCTAAGAGGTAAAAAATGAGACAAGCAAAGTTTGAAGTAAAGAACAGAAAAATCGGTGCGAACACCTTTTATGTTCGTGCTCTTCCGCCGTTGCAAGGCTTGAAACTGTATGGTGACTTACAGAAAGCTATTACTGCCGCTTTAAAAGGCGGCTTAACATCTAACGGCGAAACGGAAGATGTGAAAGAAGTATTGTTAGGTGCTCAAATCAATATCGGTGCTATCCTTGCGCAGTTAGGTGAAAGCTTTAATGGTGAAGTGCTGGCACAGTTCTCTGAACGTCTGCTTGATGCTGAATATGTCAGCGTTAAGATTAAGGGTGAAGAAGAAGCTATTATGCTTACAGAAGATGTTATCAATGAGCTTTTTACTGGCAAGCTTGTTGAATTGCTTAAACTTGAAAAATTTATTATTGAGGTAAATTTTGGAGATTTTTTCGCTTTAATTCCCAACCTCTCTGGAGTCCGCGAGATGTTGGTGAGCAAGTAGAAATTCCCGGCACCTTATCACCAACGCTAACCGCTGAATCTTTTATTTGGCGGCCAGTGTTGGCTAAGGTAGTTACTGTTACGGAGATAAAAGAAGGTACTGTTACATTAAGCGATTTATGTAAAATAAACGCTCTGCTTGACATGCAGAGTGATGTACAAAGATATTATCTTGACCACCCTAAAAAGAAAGGAGCTGATGCGCCGTGGACGTAAGAAGTTTAGCTATTGCGATTGGCTTCAAAGTAAATAACTCAAATGTTAAGCAAGTAGAGCAGACAACCAAAAAAGTTAAAACAGGCCTTGAACGTGTTGGCGATTCTGCTGATAAAGCTGGCAATAAAGTAGACAGTTTGTTTTCGAAGTTAAGTGGTCTTGCTATGTTCGCTGGCGTTTCGCTAACTCTTGGAAGTATCGTTAAAACGATTGACGAATGGAAGGTTATTGAAGGTCAGGTAAATAACGTAACCAAAAGCCAGCAGGAATCAAAAGCTGTTCAGAAAGAAATTTACAACATTGCCAGCCGTACTCGTCAGCAATACGGTTCTACAGCCGAGCTTTTTACTTCTGTTGCACGTAATGCGCAGGAGTTAAAGAAAAGCACAAAAGACATCCTGCTGTTTACCGAGGATGTTTCAAACGCAATGCTGCTCGGTGGCGGTTCTGCTGCATCCCAGGAAGCTGCGCTTGTACAGTTAGGACAGGCGTTGGGTTCTGGCACATTACGTGGTGATGAATTGAACTCCATTATGGAGCAAGCACCTAGACTTGCCAAAGCTATTGCCGAAGGCATGGGCACTACAATCGGACAGTTAAGGCAGATGGGCAGTGAAGGCAAATTAACTGCACAGGATGTTTTTAATGCTATTCGCGGACAATCTGACCGCTTAAAAATGGAGTTAGGTAAAATGCCTTGGACAGTTGGCCAGGCAACAAACAAGATGCAAAATGCGCTTGGAAAGTTTTTCAAAGAATTTGAGGATAAGACGGGCATAGTTGATGGCATAGCGAAACGCATGGCAAAATTTGCAGACTACATCGAGAACATTAACCTTGATAACTTTATTTCTGGGTTGAAAATTGCAGCGATTTATGCAGGCATTCTTTTCGGCATGGCAAAATGGAGCAGTTTTGTAATGATGCTCGGAACTGCTGTGAAGTGGATTGTTGCTGTACGAGATGCTTTATTCTTGGCAACCGGGGCGCAAATAGCATTCAATAGCCAAACACGAAGGGGAGCGGCTATGCAGATGCTGTTAATGGGTAAATTCCTTCTGATTGCAGCTGCGATTGCTCTTGTTGTTTTGCTTATACAGGATTTTTATAAGTGGGTAACTGACCCGAAGGCAGACACCATGATGAAACGCTGGTTTGGAGATTTTGAACCTATAAAAAATAAATTCATAGACTTCAAAGACAGTGTTATTCAATGGTTTAGCGATATTGGAACAGCTATCGCTTTTGTGCCTAAGCTTATCTATGAGTTATTTAAATTGGCGTTTGAAGGCATTTGGAGTTTAACTTCTTGGCTGTGGGAAGGAATAGGCAATGCTTTTGTTTCCGGACTTGCTGCAATAGGCTATGTTATAGCCGGAGTTATTATGCTGTTTGTTAACGCTTTTAAGTTTATACAAGACAGTTTGACAGCTTTGGCCACATTCTTTGCCGATACCATAAATTCTGGATGGCAGCTAATAACTGGCTTTTTTGACAACATGATTAAGTGGGTTAAGGATGCTATTAAGTGGGTTGATAACTTAATCAGCAAGTTGAACATCATGCAAGGCGTGAAAGATTTTGTGAACAACAATATTATTGACCCTATTTCAAATTTTGGCAGCACTGCAGTAAACCGCTTGCTAGGTAATCCGAATACCACGAACACTTCATCTAGCATTTCCAACAGTGGCAACACAACGAATTATATCCAGGTTACAACTGCTAGCACTTCCCCGGAAGCAACAGCAGCTGCGGTAGGCAATGTTGTTAGTCGCAATAACGGCTGGCCAGTTGCTAACTACTTTCCTTTAAGCGAGGTATAGTAATATGCTTGCAGATATTTTAGGATACAACATTAAAAATCCTACGCAGGTTGGTTCTTTAAAGGTTGATATAGTAAAATCTTTTGAATACACCTATGATCAGGATGTAACAGGACACCCTGTAGAAACAGGTTTTGAAATTGCTGACCATATTGTCAACAAGCCTTTGAAGCTGACAATGACCGTCGGCATTTCGTCTACCCCTGTAACGTGGTTCTATAAAAACGGGTGGGGAGAAAAGAAATTTGCTAACGGTTTGCAGCTTTTAGAGGAAATCAGAGATAAGAAGGAGCCTGTGACTATCATTCGTCCCGAGAAGAAGTATGACAACATGGTTATGACTTCTTGCCGAGTAAGCAAACCGGATTCGTCGAAAAGCATTATTTATGCTGACTTAGCTTTTCAGCAGATTGTTAAAGTAACTACGCAGACAACGGCAATTCCCGAAAACGTTGTAACAGCGTCGCAGGAAGAAAACGCGGGAGAAACTGCGGCAAACGCAGGCGCAGGAAAAACATCTTCTGTTGACATTGGCGGAGGTTCTGCTGATATTCCTGGCAGTGACGGTTTTGGTGGCATTAGTGATTCTCTAGGAAGCGAAACCTCAACAAATAAAAGCTGGCTTGCTGGTGGAGTAGATAATATTAAAAGCGGACTAGGCTTGTTGTTTTAGGAGGATACCATGTTTACGATTAATTTTGCCGATGGTAACGATGTTGTTTTCAGCGTTCCTTTTGACGGCAAGAAATATAAAGTAAGAATGTGCTGGAACCATGAAGGGCAATTCTGGGCATTACACCTTTGGGACGCTAACAACAATGTAATCCTTGCTAACGCTTGCGTTGTACCGAAGTTTCCCTTGCTGATGAATCACCATAAAAGTAATGCTCCTAGAGGGGAATTGCTTGTCTTGACAGACAAAGAAAGTGTCGGCAGAGATGATTTTCAAAGAGGAGCAGCTACGCTCGTGTACTGCACGGAAGATGAATTTTATGGAGGTTAGCTATGGCACAGTTTGACCGCATTTATAAAATTACTCTAGGCGTACAAGGTTCTGACGGCGTGGTTATTGAAGCGAAGGCGAAAGAACAGGGGTTAGAAATTGAATTTGACATTGCAAAAAGTCTTGCCAAGCAAAGTAATTCCTGCTCGCTGAAAATTTACAACCTGTCGAAAGCGACTGCTGACAAATTGGAAAGAGCAGATACAATCTGCATCCTTGAAGTAGGATACAGCGAGGACGCTGGATTGAAAAGAATTTTTATCGGCTGGGTAACTGACTGTTATTCCTACATGAGCGGTTCTGACAAAGTAACAGAGATGAAGCTTTATGATGGGCACGTTGCTATCCGTGATAGTATCGTGTCCTTGTCTTACGCTAAAGATGTTAGCAGGAAGAAAGCTATTGACGATGTTGCAGCAGATATGGGAATTGTAGTAACGTATGCTGATGATTGTGAGTTTACGACTTTTGCGAATGGGTTTTCTTTTGTTGGTGCAGGACGCGAATGTCTGGATAAAGTGTGTGCTGGCACTGATTTGGAATGGAGTATCCAAAACAACACCTTGCAGATTATTAAGCAAGGCGGTAATACCAACGTGCAAGCTATCAAGCTTACTCCTGAAAGCGGATTAATTGGTTTTGTTGAAAAACTTCTTAAAGGTCCAACAAAGGCATCGAAACAAAAAACAAGTAAAAAGACTACCCAACCAAAAAGGGATAAAAAAGCAGGTTGGAATGTTAAATGCCTTTTGCAGCCTGTATTGAACCCAGGTGATTTGGTTTATATTGATTCGCAGGAAATAAAAGGCTGGTTCAAAATAGAAAGCTTAAAGCATAACGGCTCGTATAGCGGACAGAACTGGTATACGGAGCTTGAAGTGTATGAGATTGTACCGAAGGAGTGATTGGATATGAGCCTTGATGCAACAGCAGATACGCTGGAAGGATTGGAAAATCTTATGCAGCAAAAAATAGGCAATATTCATACCTGCTTGCCTGGTACAATCTTGTCTTTTGATGCTTCTACCTGCCTTGCCAGTGTGAAGTCAACGCTAAAGAAATACACCGCTGATGATAGGGTGCTTGAATATCCTGTTATCGACGGTGTTCCTGTTTTTATGCCCCATGCTGGAGCGGCACAGATTACCTATCCGGTAAAGCCTGGCGATAGTTGCTTAATAGTTTTTTCTGAACGCAGTATCGATGAATGGCTTGGTGTTGGAAGTGATGATAACCATGACCCTCGACAATATGATTTGACTGACGGCTTCTGTTTTGTCGGAATGATGCCGTCACAGTCAATTTCTGCTGAGAATGTGGAAGTTATTAACGGTGGAACAAAAATTAGCCTTACGCCTGGTAACACGATAAATATTGTGGGTAACATTAACGTGCAAGGGACAATTACTTGCACAGGAGATGTACAAGGTGGCGGTATTAGTCTTATCGGTCACACTCATTCTTATCATCATGGAACTACGAGTTCGTCACAGTAAAGGAGGGACGCTATGAAGAAAGAAGATGTTTTGAGAGCCTATGAGGAACAAAAAACTGCTTGCATTGCAGCGTTTCCTGCGCTGACAAGCTCGTGGACGTATTTTGTCCAACTTGAAAAAGCTATTGATAGCTATTTTAGCAATGTCGATAGTGTGTCTGATGCTGTTCGTGCTGTTATTCGTGGTGCTTATGTATCACAGACAAAAGCGGCATTGAAGTGCAAAGATGATGAAAAGTATGGCATTAAATACAATTCTGATGTAGGCAGTATTGATTTAACGCCGTATTGGTATGCGTGGGAATGGCTAAAAGAAAATCTTGTCGATAAAATCAAATATACTACATCTGAAACATCTGCACAGGCAGAAGGAAGTGCTGGCGAAAAGATTGTTGATGCTGAACAGCCGGAGCTTGATACTGTTATTAAAGATATTCTGACAGCTAGAGTTACTGAATCTACGCAGATTAATGATTATGCTGAATCGTTCTGGCAAGGTAACAGCAAAATGGATTTCGTTTGCCTTGTAGAGGATAGAGGTAATGTTGTAAAAACACCCAACAAGAAAGAGATTGTTGAAAAGCTTTATCTTGATTGCGGGTTACTTACACAAATTCAAGAGAACAGTTTGGATATATATGTTCCTAGTTATTTAGGAGGTGATGCAAGTGCTTGATTTAGCTTTAAACGCAAAGACGCATGACCTTGCTTTAAATGGTGATGTGCTATTTATCGACAATGTTGAGCGTGTAGCGCAGCAGATAAAAATTCAGCTTCTTACGTTCCTCGGTGAGTGGTTTTTAGATGTTACGTATGGCGTACCTTATCTCGATTATGTGCTTGTTAAAAATCCTAATTTTACGCTAATTAGAGAGCTTTTCCGTGAGCAAATTTTAAAAGTTGACGGAGTAAGCAATTTAGTTAGCATTGATATTGATTTTGAATCTTCTACACGAAAAATGTTATTAAGCTATGAAGTAGAAACTGAATACGGCATGATTGTAAGGAAGGAGGTTTTAGGCTATGGAGTACGGAGTAACAGTTAACGGTTTTGTCAGAAAGCGTTTGCCGGAGATTCGTGAAGATATTTTTAAAAGATTAGAGCAAAATTTAGGCTCGACAGTTAGCCGTCAACCTAACAGCATGATAGGCGTTCTCGTTGGTGTGTATGCTGCTGAACTTGACAGAATGTGGCAACTTTTAGAGCGTGATTATTATGACCGCTCGCCGATTAGTGCCAGCGAAGGCAGCTTAGATAATACGCTTGCTTACACCAATGTGCAGCGCAAGAAAGCGCAAGCAAGTTATCTTTACGCTGTTTGTTATGGACGTAGTGGGATGGTCCTTCCTGCTAACTGCCAGATTAAAGATGTTTCTGGCTACAAATGGAATATTATTGAAGAAAGCACGATTACTCTTAATGACTGCGTACATGTAACCCTGGAAGTTGAAACACCAACTAAAGGAAAAATTTACAGTGTACAGTTTGATAATGATGCAGTTATAAAGTACACAGCACAAGAAAATGATACTGCGTTGGTTGTCGCTGTTGCCTTGGCTTCTCAGAGCGTTGAAAAGTGGCAAGGCAGTATTGTTGAAGGCAAGCTGGTTTTTGAACGCTCAGACAGGAGATATGGAGCTGTGGTTGTGCCTAACGAATCATTTGTAGTAACGCAGGTTGGCAGTCCTATTCGTTTTGATTGTGAGGAATACGGAGAAATCGAACCTTTGCTGAATAGCGTGAATTACATCAACACAAATTATGACGGCTGGTTTTCTGTTAGCAACGAATCTGAAACATATGTAGGCCGTGACTACGAAACAGCATCAGAAGTCCGTCAGCGTTATGCGTCTGCTGTATTCAGAAACAGCATAGGGATGAAAGAAAGCATTAAGGCTGCGTTGCTTGAATTGCAGGATGTTACCAGCGTAACGATTTATGAGAACCGCACTGATGAAACAGTTGATGGCTTAAAACCTCATTCCTTCCAGGCTATTGTTTTCGGTGGTGATGAAGAAGCTATTGCTCGCACTATCTTAAATGTTGCACCTTTAGGCATTGACACAAACGGTGATATTTGCGTTCGCATTGAGGACAGCGAGGGTGCAGAGCAAGATGTATGCTTTAGCCGTCCGCACGAGGTACAGATTTATGTCAAGGTTATCATCAAAGAATATAACGAAGAAATTTTACCAGGTGACGCAATCGATAAAATTAAAAATATCGTTTTTGAACAGATTGGCAAACTGTCGATGGGTAATGATGTTATTTATCAGCGTTTTCTTGGTCCTATTTACAGCGGCGTTGACGGCATTAGCTATATTGAGTGCAGCGTGTCTAAAGATAGTCAAACGTATAAGCAGGAAAACATTTCGATTGAACGTAGTGAGCTGGCAGTAACAAAGCTTGCTAATGTTACTGTAGCTTTGGAGTTGTAACCATGACTACAAGCGAAAGAATGTATAACCATTTGTTAAGTCAGTTTCGCAACAAGCCTAATATTAAAGCTTTTCTTAATGCCGTTGGAAATGAACTCGACAGCATAGATAAAGTAAGGGAGCAGATAAGGACACAGATATGGCCAGATACGGCAGTTGGTAAGCAGCTTGATATGTGCGGTGAAGTCGCTGATATTACTCGCCGTGTTGAAAATGCTATTGCAATGGATTTTTTTGGTTTTCCTGATCATGGCAACATGGGATTCGGGCAAGCTCCGTTTAGACGTATGTATGATAATTATCTTACATCCAGCGACTTAAACGACCGTTATTACCGTCTTGCTGTTATCTCGAAGATTGAGAAAAATACGACAGACTGCTCTCGCGTTAGCACTATACACAGCATAAAGAAAGTTTTTGGTGTTGAACGTATTTCTGCTGTAAATGCCGGAAATGCCAAAATGCGTATAGGAATAGGACGTTTAGTAACAAGTCAAGAAAGCCGCTTGATTGATGCACTGAACCTTATTATCCGTGGCGCAGGTATTGGCGTGATTTATGTCTATTCTTTTGATGCTACAAATACGTTCGGCTTTAGTAGAAGCGGAGAAAATCCTTATAGGTTTAAAGGATTTAATAAAGGAACATTCGCAAGGATTATAAAGGTGAAAGGGGGACTTGTTGAATAATGGTAATGAAACAGCCTACTTTTGATTTAATTTTTGGCAGCAGCGCAAGCGTTGGTGAGATGATTGATTCTTGGCCTGAGCTTGATTACCTGCGTGGTTGGGGGTATCTTGACAAAGGAGAAGCGCCGCCACTTGAATACTTCAATAAATTGCAAAATGTGAGCGATTTAAAAAGTCAGTACCTTTTTAACAGTTTAAACATTCGCAAGAACAATACATCTTATGTTAATGGCGACATCGTATTGTCACCTAACTTGCCTAAAAGTCTTGTCTTAGCATGTACTGTTGGCGGTGACACAGCTGTGAGTGAGCCAGATTTTCGAGAGGCTGTACTCGGAACAACTTATAATGATGGCTCAGTGACATGGGAAGTTATTCCAAGAGCTTACAAGCTAAAGACGGCAACCGAAGCTGAAATTCAGAATTTAATTACAAAGGAGCTGGCATAATGGCTAACTTGCAAAAATTAATTGATCTTGACGGATTAAGCTATTTTTTAGGACAGATTAAAGCTAAATTTGTTCGTTCCGTAAATAATATAAAACCTGATCCTAGTGGCAATATTAATATCGCTAATATGACAGGTGCAACATATTACAGTTCTGGTAAAGCAGGACTTGCGCCAATTCCAGCGGCAGGAAAGCAGGATATGGCGTTATGCGGCGATGCTACATATAAAGTTCTTCCTATTGCTGGTGGCGGTACAGGACAAACTACCGTTGCTGGTGTTCGTTATGTTTTGGGTTTAGGTAACACAAATGGAGCATTGCCTATTGCTAATGGCGGTACCGGAGCTACAACCGCCGAAGCTGCAAGACGAAATCTTGGCATTGATAGTATAGGCGTAAAATTGGTTATCTACACTTAATTAGGGGTGATAGCGGTGTTTTCGACGTTAGTATCACCGACACATGATAGTTTCTAGCTAAGGGATGAGGTTAAGATGAGATATAAGATAATGGTCAACGGCGCTGCGTATAAAGCGCGATACGCCAATGGCAGCTATGTGCCGGATGTCGCTAAATCCGGATATGCTTATTTGGCGGTCTATTATGGCAATAACTTAATGGCGACAGGTGAGAGGATTACTGTTGACGGCACCGTATATACCGTCACCTATGGCGTTACCGTAGCCGTACGTGGCGAGCCCGGTACAAGCAAAGTGCTGTCGGTAACATATAACGGTGTTACTAATACCGTCCCGGTAACCTTTGACGGTGGGACGTACAACGTAACATTTACGTCAAGCACAAAACGCCGTAGCTTCTCGGCTGCGGTTACTCCTGCCGATACGTATGCGTATATTGATGTTTCGGATTGTGCAACAGGCACGTGGACATATACAATCACGACCCACAGCGCATCCAAAGAGGGGTCGTTCAGTATCCCGCTGCCGAACGCCAAGAAGCAGGAGCTTATCTTGGGCGAGTTTGGCGGCGTAGCAACGTTGACATATAAGATCAGCTCCGGCGGCACAAGCAATTTAACGTCTTTGCAGCACAGCAGCAGCGACCCGACAACAACGATTACAGCCCATATTATATAGGAGGTAAAAAATGGCACAATCAACAACTAATCTGGGAAAAATCCACGTTTTCCCTAGCGAATCACTATACAATCAGTTTAAAGACATCATAGCAGCCAACGATTTGGCACTGCTTAAAGATGACGGCGCGTACATCGTCGCAGCCAACCTTGCGCAGAACGGCTATGTTAAATTTTCAAATGGCTTAATTATTCAGTGGGGATATGCTACAGGAAGCTGGGGTTCATCTGGCACTACAGTTACATTTGCTTTAGCGTTCCCAGTGGAATGTAAGATAGCATTTAATATTACCAATGCTACTGATACCAAGACTACAGGAGCAAACAGCGTTGAATGGGTATCCGCTACACAGGCCAAATTTCACTTTCCAACGACTACGAGCACCAAAGTTTGGTGGTTTGCATTAGGCAATTAAAAACATAATAATATGTAGGCTTTAATTTGTGTACTTTTGATAGGGATTGGCTTTTTATATAGCTATCCCCAAATTAGCGTAGAAAGGAAAAAATTATGAACGATAAACGTGTAAATCAATACCTTATCCTGCCCGAGCAAGGGCAGAGAAAAGACACAAAATTAGCTGTAGAATACAGCGAAGAGCAAATCGCCGAATATCTCAGCCAAGGCTATGTTATCGTTAATCAAGTCGATTTTAACAAGCTCATTGGCAATGCTGGCGGTGAATATCTTATCGCTGATGACGGCTCGGTGTACGAAAAGCCAGCACCTACAGATGCAGAGCTGCTGGCGGTTGCTAAGCAACAAAAACTCGCAGAAATCAGCCAATGGACAGCAAACAACATTACGGGCGGTTTTGTCAGTAGCGCCAGCGGCGTGCCTGTACGCTATGATAGCGACGTAGATACGCAGCTGACCATGCAAGGTATTGCCCTTAACGTAAATTCGGAACAGTTTACCGAAAAATATCCTAACGGCTGCCCGGTGCGTGGCTATAAAGACGGAGAAGAAGAAAAGAGAATTCAATATCTTAATGCCAGCCAGGTATTACAGTGGATGGCTGACCTAAGCATACATATAGGAGATTGTAAACAAGCAGGCTGGAAAAAACAGGCTGAAGTAGAAGCTTGCAAAACTGTTTTTGAACTCAACAATATAGAATTGTAAGAGGTGATAGCGGTGTTTAAAGTTGATGACAACAACATCAGAATGATTAGAGGTGATAGCGGTGTTTTTAACATTAGCATCACCGATATTAACGGCAGGAATATTGAGCTAACTGACAGCGATGTGTTAACATTTACGCTTCGTCGCACAGCACGTAACCCGACTATCGTTCTGCAAAAAGTCATCGTTAATGGTGAGCTTGATATTAAGCCAGCAGATACTGAAGGGTTAGCGTTTGGAGCTTATGTATATGACATTGAGCTTCGCCGTGCTGATGGCTACGTTGATACAGTTATTCCGCCGCATGAGTTCCTCTTAATGGAGGAGGTGACCTACTAATGAGGTTACATGGTACGCTGACGGCTGCGAAAGGTGAGCTGCATGGCAATTTGTCACCGAACAAAGGTAACCTACATGGGATGTTGTCAGCACGGAGTGTCGGTGCTGATATTTATGACGGAGCTTACACGGTACACTCTGAAGCTCATGAAGTGCAGATATTACCGACGGCGAACAAACAATTAACAAAAAATATTACTGTTGAAAAAATTCCATATTTTGAAACATCCAATTTATCCGATGGAATCACGGCATACATAGGAAGCGAGGTCGAAGTAAATTATGGCTGAAAAAAATATCTCTAAGGTAGTGTATGGAGGAAAAACATTAATCGACTTAACCGCCGATACTGTTACAGCAGATAAGATATTGAGCACATATACTGCTCACGATAAAAGTGGTGCGCCGATTGTAGGCACGTGCACTTTTAACGCCGATACATCCGACGCGACAGCGGCAGGTGCGGAAATCCTCAGCGGAAAGACAGCTTATGTCAACGGCGTAAAAATCACAGGCGAGATGAAGAACAATGGCGCTGTTAGCGGTGTGATTAGCAAAAAAGCTGATAGCTACACCGTGCCTATTGGTTACCATGACGGCGCAGGAAAGGTAGCAATCAGTACCACGGAGCAGGCTAAAATTATTGCTACTAACATCCGTGCAGGCGTGTCGATTTTAGGTGTAACTGGTACAATGAGCGGCACGGAGAGTGCCAAGGCGCAGGCTAAGACCGCTACCCCTAAGACAACAGCGCAGACTATTTTGCCCGACAGCGCACAGGGATTTAACTATTTGTCGCAAGTTACCATAGAGCCGATACCCTACAATGAGAGCGACAATCCGCAGGGTGGCAAGACAGTTACCATAGGCTAAGGAGTGAAAAAAATGGCAGTAAATAAAGTTATATACGGCGGTAATACATTGGTAGACCTTACTGGTGATACCGTCACCGCTGCCGATTTGGCAGAGGGAGTAAAGGCGACAGGTGCGGACGGTAAGCCGATTGTAGGCCTGCTGCCTAAAGTCACGATTGACAGCCAGCTCAGCGCCAGCAGCACAAATCCCGTGCAAAATAAGGTCATCAAGACTGAGCTGGATAAAAAGATGGCCAAAACAGATAAAATATACGAGGCTAATCTTGAATGGGGCGGACGAAACATTGCTAATGGTTATAGTCCGATAGATGCAGCTATGATTCCAGAGTTAGGTGCTAATCGTTTTGCGTTTGGCAAGGCAGCCGGAATTACGATTGAATACTCCACTGATGCAGGTGTTACTTGGTTAGATTATGGTTCTTCTGATACTGCTAAAACAGCATTATTTACTACTGCAAGTAATCATATCATAGGTAAGGCTGCAAAAGGTGAAGTAACTACTGATTGTATGTTAAGGGTCACTATTGATACTGATGCTTTCCAAGTTTATACTATATTGAACAAATTTGCTATCTTTATGTCGACAGGTACTTGTACTGGATGCTATTGTAAAATAGAAGCAAGTTTAGAAAGTACCCCGACTGAATTTGTTGAGTTTGTTGGTAAAGCGTCCCTTGGTGGTAATTCTGGTTGGAATATTGTCAATATATCTAACTTAATAACTTATGGTAATTCTCCTACTTACCAATATGGTTTGATTAGATTTACCTTTGGTTGCACAAATGTTGGTGATGCATCCCACCCGATGAGTATCGCTAAAATTATGGGTTTTGGTGGTGTTGGTTGGAATACTCCGAGTAACATGGCTAAGAGTGGTCTTTTGTATACATACAATACTTTGCAGGAAGCTATATTCCCCGATTCCGTTACCGCTACTAATTTTATCGGCAAGGTAAACGGCAAAACCATCGAAGCATCCGTCCCCGCCAACGCTAAATTTACGGATACAGTATATACGCACCCGAGTACACATCCTGCGTCCATGATTACAGGATTGGCGACAGTAGCAACAAGCGGAAGTTACAACGACCTTACAGACAAGCCAAATATACCTGCGTCAGCTATAGTGGACAGTGAGTTGTCAGCTACATCGGTTAACCCGGTACAAAATAAAGTCATCAGTGCTGCGCTTAACAGGAAGGCAGACAGCAGTATGCTGAGTGATTATCTGCCGTTGGCAGGTGGGTCATGTACAGGCAGCGTGAGCGCGCCTAGTTTCCAGACAGGTACAGTGGCTACAAATTATTTCCAGTGCCGCAAATTCCGTGGAGAGGGTGATGCTAAATCCTATTACCACGCTATAGATTTTGGCTATTCTGGGCATGACAGCGTGGACTTTTATGAATATGATGCAAACTGGAATTTTTATCAATGCACAACAGGTACAAAGGATGGTGCTGTTTTGGTCGGCAATATCGACGGAAATGGTTGGAATGGTGGAGCACGTCTGACAGGCGCACCGACAGCACCTACTGCGACCGCAGGAACAAATAATACCCAAATTGCTACAACTGCATTTGTACATTCAGCTATCCCTACAAACGTATCATCATTTACTAATGATGCAGGTTATCTGACGCAACATCAATCGTTGGACGGCTATGTCAAGAGTGTTAATGGCACAAAACCCGACGGCACTGGTAACGTAAATATCTCTGTTAGTGGCGGTGGTGGCGTAAGCCTGTCTACGCAGAACACATGGACAGCACAACAAAACTTCCAAAGCTTAAAATTTGACTTTGAAAAGTATACAACACCACGTAGCAGCGGAGCGTATGATGCACCTCATAAAACAACGGCGTGCTATAATGCAACTGGTGCATTTACTTTGAATGTGTCAAATTTAATAGCAGCCTTAAATGTGGGAGAATCTACGCTGTTTACTGCTTACATAACTTCTTCCGCTTCTTACACTTTAAGCATTACTAATGCTGGCACATTGAAGTATGTTGGCGCTGCTTCTGATTTAGCGATAACTGCTAGCGGTTTACTGCTGAATATATTAATTGTGAAAGAGTCGAGCGGTACAATTACGAGCATTGTACAGGCTACTAAATTAGCATGAGGTGATTGAATGAGTATTAATCGTATCTTAATGAAACCTCAAAGTAGCGATGTAGATAATGCGCTCATTATGACTATGGGACAAGCAAGTGCGCAATATGGCTACAGCCGTTATAATAATGCTACTTATGGCGAAGTCGAAGGTAATGTGAAACATGATGGCAAGGCTGTTACTCTTGTTATGCTAAGCTATTATGGTGGTTGGCTTGACCTTGCATTTAATGTCGAAGGGGTCACCGGGGGTAAATACAATGTTACTGTTAAAATAACGTCAATAGAAACAAATGAAAATGTACGCATTAATTTTTCAAACATTCAGTATCAGAGCTATGTTCCTGGCTTTTATGAATATACAAATGATTTACCTTCGGGAGTTGCTACTATGTTTAATGGTAAAAACGTAGGCAAAAAGTACAGAGTCGAAATAGTATTTAATTAAGGCGGTGATTTGATGAATACAACCTATACATATAAAGAACAGGCCTACTCTAGCTTATATGAGCTTTCTGAGGCGTTAGGTAAAGACGGTATCTTTATCCCTCTGTCTATCAGTGACGAATCCTTAGCAGAATTAGGCGTAACTGTTACACATGAAGAAGAGCCGATTGAAAACGTAAAACAACGCAAAATCTTGGAGTTGAAGCGTCAGCGTGATACTGCGGAGGTAGAACCGATAGAGTACAAAGGTAATCTCTATGACTACGACGAGAAGGCACGAGATAGAATCAATGCAGCTATTATTGCGCTGGAACTGCAAGGCGAAGGAGCTACAATAGAGTGGACTACGGCAGATAATGCCGACACGCCAGTAACGGCTAATGATTTAAAGATGATTATCGCTGCCGTGGCGGTGCGCTCAAATAAACTGCACACTGCATATCGTGTAGCAAAAGAAAAAGTTGAAGCTGTAACTACGGCGGCAGATGCAGAAGCCGTGACAATGAAAGTATAACAATAGGGGTGTAACAACATGATAGAACAGTCTTTAGATACGGCGTTGAACTCTGTAATTAACGTTATATCCGGTGGCGTAATAACGCTGCTTATCACTATGTATCGGCAGAAGAAGAAAGAAAATGATGCTCTAAAGGCTGGACTGCAAGCTCTTCTGCGTGACCGGATTATACAGGCATACAATCACTATGTCCAGGATAAGGGGTGGATACCGATTTACGCAAAAGAAAGCATTGATGCCTGCTACAAAAGCTATGAAGCTTTAGGTGATAATGGCGTAATTGATAATTTGATGGAGCAAATTAACGAATTACAGAACTATCCACCGAGAGATAAAAAATGAGAGGTGCAAAATGCGTAAGTTATTAAACATGTTAAAGAAGGATGATAACACGTTGAGTATCGGCAGACTGTGTGCCGTGCTTGCGTTTATCTTGTTTTGCGTGATTTCTCTTTACCTTGCGTTTTTTGTTAAAACGTGGGGCAACTACGAAGCCTTTGCTATGGCTTGCGTATCGTTTATGTTGGCACAGCTTGGCAACAAATACGTTGAAACAAAGATGATTAAAGTGAAGAATGATGAGCAAGTTTAAAAGTACACTTAAGGAACTTAACAAAACAACCGAAATCTAAAAAAATCGCAAGCGAACAAGTAAAAATGAAGCGAGGAACGAAATTATGAGTGATTGGAACAAAAGCCTTGCAAAAGAAATTGCAAAAGGATTGATTTATACAGGCATAGAAGGTGGCTATGACAGCGTGGCAAAAAGCACTGCATACGCTTATCCGTCAATCGGTGTGAGCCAATGGGAGGGCAATCGAGCCAACGAGCTTTTGAGAGCTATCCCCGGCGGCGCAGAATTTGCGGACCGCACCTATATTGATATTAAGGCAAGCGGCGAACTGCCAATGCTGAAAGAACTGTTGAGAAGTGAAGCAGGACAACAGGCGCAATTAGATCAGTTATCCCGTGACTGCCTGCAATACGTCGAAGTGCTTCAGCAGGTGCCGACGTTGGATGATACAAGATGTTTGATTTATGCTGGTATGTGGTGTCCTACGTCAACCTACGTTGTAAAGCGTTTCTTGGAGAATCGTTTTGAACGTGTAGACCTGCGCAGTCTGGAGGCACTCTACAAACTGTTCAAGAACTATTATTGGATTGCTGCTGATGTTGGTGAACTGTATAGAGCAGGTTATGCCAATAGAGCGCAAACTACTTATGAGTATGTTGCTGGTATTGATTTAACCACGCCATACGGCGTTCCTGCTTATGGATATGCTGGCAACGGAAGATAGGGAGGAATGCAAAATGGAAAAGTATATTGGCTGTAAATGTGTAGAAGCTGAACCGTGTAAAGCATGGAAAGAAATGGGCAGCCACAAAGTTGGGGAAGATGGCTATAAGGTTGTTTATCCAGACGGCTATGTTAGTTGGTCTCCGAAAGATGTTTTTGAAACTGTATATGTTAAGACTCCAATGACTATTCCGCAGACATACTTGAATGAACAGACGTGCCAAATTGTTGGAATGTTTTTATCCATGAAGTCATTGGAAGCAGCTTTTGGAAAGAAGATGATTTAAAGCTCATGCTTTAGATATAGTCACCGTGCAAGAGGCTTTAGTTATTCCCTCTCCTATACGTGTAGCATTTTCTGTATTTTTTTTGCGTAATAGTCGGTGACACATTTTACAATGATTGGAGGTGATACAATGGAAGAACTGAAAGCATTTGTTATTGACAAGAAATTTGTTGTTGGTTTAGTTGCAGGCTTTGTACTGGGTGCGTTGCATCATTATTTTGCACTCTAAAATCATTCTGAATATCTATCTTGCAAGTAGGCTATAATTTAACGGTTTTGGGCAAAAATCACACACAAATTACATCGCCTATAAGCGTTTTTAAAATAGTGCCGCTTATGATTTATCGTGGTGGAATCTAAAATCGCTTGTAGGCGAAATTTGTGCGTCTGACGAGGTTTATTATATTTTACAAATATCAGTATTGCTAAGAGGTTATAATGGAGAATGAAAAAACAAGAAAAACTAAAATTGTCGTTGCTTTTGCCGCTGGCGTGTGTGTCGCTTGCGGTATTTTTTATGCCGCTAACTGCTTCGGCTGGTTCACCCCGGTATTCGGACGAAGTGACGGAGTACGTTCTGACGGAGTATCAGTACCAAAAATTAAACAGCAACTTAGCGGAGCTGAAACGAATCAACGAGAATTACAGAAAACTGCTGACGCAATCGAAGGGACAGCTGGGAGCATCAGACAAGAAGCTAGCGGAGCTAGAGAAGAGGTCGGACGAGCTGAACAGTCTTTGTCTGACGCTGAAAATCAAAGTCAAAGAGCAGGAGAGCTTATTGACGAGTGCCAATCAATCCTTAGCGGAGCTAGAAAAAGAGTACAATCTAAAACAAAAGCGCATTAAAAAACAGCGCAATATAGCATACATAATAGCAGGATGCGCACTGTATGCCGCAATGAAGAATTAAAGTGAAACGGAATGTTTGCTTAAATTGTTTAGTGACTGTCTGTTTGCTGATGTGATATAATGTGTTTAATGAACACGTTATATTGAGGTGATAAGATGATGGATAAAGAAACCGTTCAGCAGGAAGTTTTGCCTGCTGGCGTAGTGACAATGTTGTTTGCTGAAAACAAAAGGATTATTGATAAGCAGTTTTATATCATGGCTGGTATGTTGCTTGCCAACATTGGTCTGATTGCACTACTTGCTTATGTACTGAAAAGGTGATTTAATGAAAGAGCTGCTAAAAAGCGCGAGGATATGGATGACAGAAAGCTCGCGCCGCTCATTTTATGCAGTGCTTCACGAAGCGAAGATAACGCCACGACAAACGAAAATCTGTGAAATGAAATTTGTTGATGGTAAAATGAATTACCAAATCGCAATGGAGTTGAACATCTCCACTAAAACTGTTGACAGAGAATAAGCACTGCGTATAAGGCTATTAATCGAGTGCTTTCTAAATGAAGTAATCCCCATTAAGAGAAGTGTAAAAGCTTTTCTTAATGGGGATTATTTTTTTTTGCTCATTTTTGCTGTCTGAATCGTGTCTAAATTATGTCCGAATGCATAGGAGAATGTGTCTTTAGCTTTAGGGATTGTT